AATGAGCCATAATCCACCCATGCCCCACCTTGTCTACGACCAAAAAGAACGCATCGGCGCATGGGTCGCTGAGCAGGTCAACCAGAACGCTGACTGGGGCAGCTTCTACGCTATTGGCGTTGTGAGTGGTGACGAAGTGCTGGCTGGTGTGGTCATCAACAACTACAACGGGGCCAACGCCACATGCCACATTGCCATCGCTCGGCAGACCAAACAGATTGTGCCGCTGTTTCAAGCGGTGTGCGACTACGCGTTCAGGTATTGCGGCCTCAAAAGATTGACTGGCATGGTTCCATCAAATGAGCCTAAAATACTGGCATTTGACAAACATCTCGGTTTCGAGGAAGAGTTCGTCATGAAAGACGGTGCCCCCGGTGCCGACATGCATGTTTTGGTAATGCGGCCTGACACCTGTCGGTGGCTGCGCAAGGAGTAAATTATGGGCGGTAAATCTAGTCCTCCACCACCAGACTATGGCCCTATGGCCGCTGCGAGCAGAGAGTCCGCTGAAATCATGGCCGGTCTCGGTCGTGACCAGTTAGCGTTTGCGCGTCAACAGTACGATGAAATGCGTCCGCTGGCGCAACGAGCCGCTGACCAGCAATTTGCCACGCAGAACGAACTCATGCAGATGGGGCGCGAAGACCGGCAGTACCAGATGGAAACCTTCCGTCCGCTTGAGCGAGGTCTCGTGGCTGACGCAGCGCGGTTCAGTACTGAGGGATTCCGTGAACAACAAGCCCGTGATGCCGCCGCTGCTACAGGCCGTGCCTTTGGCGTGATGCAAGACGCTGCTGGCCGTGCTGCCGCCTCGCGTGGTGTAAATCCGAACTCTGGCGCTGGCATGGCGCTGCAGTCTCAGAACATGCTGGGTCTATCCGCACAACGTGCCAACGCCATGACAGGCGCTCGCAATCAGGCTGAACAGATGGGCTTCGCCCGACGCATGGATGTCACAGGCCTTGGCCGTGGGTTGAGTGGCTCAGCTCAAGGCGCGTATGGCGCTGCCACTGGCGCGGGCTCTGCTGGTGTCAACACATCCATGGCTCCGGGCAACCAATTTACACAAAATATGGTGCAAGGGGCAAACACTATAGGTTCTGGGCGCACCATGCTTCAGAGTGGTTTGGGCAACATTCTCGGCTCACAGACGTCTGTGTATAACACCGCACAAAGCCAAGCCGATCCGTTTGCTTCTATCGTGGGTATGGGCCTTGGCGCTTACGCTGGTGGATTTGGTGGTGCAATGGGCAGAAAAGCAGGTACGTAACATGGCAGATTTCTTCAAAGGCCTCACCGGTGGCTTCCAATCCGGTTTGCAACTTGGCGAAGCTATGCGTGCCAAGCAAGAGCGCGAACGTCTGCGTGAAGCCATGGGGCTTACCCCCCAAGCTATGGAGCAGCGTCAGGCTACCCCAGAGGAGTTCGGTCGCGCACAGACTTACACGCAATCAATTGCTGCGGACGATGTGCAAACATTTGGTCTGACACCGCAGGATCAAGCCATGTACGCCCCGCAGATGCCTGTTGAGGGCCAGCGTATCGGGGCAACCCAGTACGGCCTTGGCGGTCAGACGTTTAACCGCATGCCCACGCAGCAGGAGATTGAGGCTGCGCGTTTCGGTGCTGCTGCCAACGTGATCGCCGAGCGTGACCCCATCGCAGCTATGCGTATGCGCCGCGAGATGGATGAACAGACGTACCAAGCGCGTATTCGCCCCATCCAAGAAGAGCAGATGCGGCAGCAAGGTATTCTTACTAGCGGCCAAATTACGGAGATGAACCGCAACCAAGCGCGGACAAAGAAAATTGATGATGTCGATGCAGATGTTGCGCAATGGCAGTCAAAGAGGCTTCTTGACCCAAATACCAACGAACTTCGCCAACCGACGATGGATGACAACATCGCGGCGCTGCAGTACCGCGCTACAGCTTTGCAAAAGGCTGGTCTTGCAAAAGAAGCTACAGACTCACTGCGCGACTACCAAGGCTTTGCGGTTAACCAGATCAAGCTCGATGAAACACAGCGGAACTCCCAGCTTGGTGCTGTAGCTGCTGCGATTGCAGCGGGAGACCTTAATCCAGCTGTAGCCTTCTATGACCGATACGTGCTTGACGGCGCAAAAGTAACGGGCATGAAGACTGATCCAAAGACCGGTGCCATTACAGTTTCTCGCGTGCGAGACGATGGCGCACCTATGCCTGACAAGGTAATTAAGGGTGGAGCAAACGAGCTGCTGGCGGCGCTTAACTCTTTCAAAGACCCTATGGCGCTGTATAACTACAGCCAGAACGAGTTCACCAACAACTTGAACTTGCGCAAAACTGTAGCTGCCGAACAAACTGCCAAGTCAACCGTTGGTCTCAACAACGCTCGTGCAAGCCAGATCAAACAAATGAACGACGCGCTGGCTACAAATTTGAAGAACAGCGAAGAGGCTAAACAGATTCAAACTCAGTTTGCCGCGTTGGACGATAGCAATGATCCCGGTGGTGCCAAACGCCAGAGCCTTGTTACGCAGTTCAACATGCTGTCTGTCAAGGCTGGCGGGACAATTCCGACTACTACTGGCGGTGGTAAAAAAGGTTCTGTACTTCAGACTCCTGTCGACCTCAAGAAGAACGACGATGGCACATACACCGCGTTTGCCAAAGATGGCGGTCGTGCGCTGTACAACACGTTTAACGGCGAAGAAATTCCGCTCGGCATGGAAGTTGATACATACAGAAGCATGAAAGCTAACGCTCAGAAGAACGGCGTTGGTCTGGTCACTGGGGAAGAAAATGGTCGGCTGGTTCTGAAGTTTGTTGGCCCTGATGGTAAGTTCTACGACGACGCTGAAAAAGCCAAGTACGCCAAACCAACTAAGGCAGATACGCAGCCGGGCGGCTTAGATACATCACGTACCCCAGTTGTTCAGCCTGCAGCACAGCCTACGGCACCTACGGCTAAACCGGTGCGGGCCCCCGGTGAATCCTTTACGGAGTTCCGAGATCGCACAGTTGCTTGGGATAGAAATCGAATTGCTTACGAGAATATGCTAACTGAACAGCGCCTTAGAGGGCAGCTAAGCGGCAACGCTGCCGGACTGCGCCGACCACTAGTTGAGTAACCACTTCGTTGGTACAATTCAGCTAAGCTTAATTTAAGGGGTCGCAATGCCTTTCGTACCACTCCGTACTGTTGTTGGAACCGATGAAGAAGATACTGGTTTCAAGCCGTTGCGGGATGTCTACTTGGGGCCAGCTCCGCAGCGTGGGGCCATTGCTGCCGGTCTTTCGGCTGGTGTAGACCAGCTTCAGGGGTTGGGTTATAGCGCTCTTGGTGGTGTTGCCGATATTGCGGGGGCAAGTGGAGCTCGTGATTGGGCCAACGAACAAGCCCGCCGTAATCAAGTTGACGCTTCTGTTGGCGGTCGCCCCGACCTTGAGCGTATCGAAGATCAGTCGCTTGGTTCTGCGCTGCCGTACTTAGGCTACCAAGTTGCCAAACAAGTTCCAACGATGCTCGGCATTGCGGGCGCACAGCTTATCCCCGGCGCTGGCCAAGTTGCTGGCGCTGTAGGTCTTACGCGACTTGGTGCTGTTGCACCTCGTATGCTGGGCGGCGGCGGTTTGCAAGCTGGCTCTAGCGCTGCGGCACGTCGTGCCGCTTTGGCGCAGGGTGAAGTTTTTGGTACAGGCACGCTGGCTGGTTCTGCCATGGGTTTTGGCTCGCTTTATGGCGAGTCTGTTGAAGGTGGTGACCCAAGCCCATTTAAGTCTTTGGCGCTGGCTCCAATTTATGGCGCTGCTGAAGCTGTTCTTCCTGCTGTGTTGCAAGGCAGTTTGCGTGCGCCAGCTAGGTACTCCGGCAATATTGGTACTCGCATGGCTAAAGCGGGTGGGGTTGCTGGTGCGGGCGAAGCCTTAACCGAACTTGGCCAAAACGAACTTGAGATGGGTATGCGGTCAGACTTGACCGCCGAAGAAATGGCGTCTCGCCGCCTTAACGCAGCAGCAGCTGGCCTGATTGTTGGTGGTAGTTTGGGTACTGTTGGCGGTGTTCGTGGTCCACGACGCCCTGACACAGAGTCAGACCTGACTCAGCCATTGGATACCACTACACGCCCAGACCCCAGCCAGTTTGTGACGCAAGACCAGACTGTCGGCCTGAAGAAATTCATTGATGTAAACACTGGGGTGGTGCGTCCATCCCGCAAAGACTATGAGAAACAGTTTGAGGCTGCGTTTAACGAGCCTAGTGGTCAGTTTGTTGCTGATGCTGCTACTGGCGTTGAACGTGAACTGACTGTCGGTGAGCTGATGCAGCGTGGCTCTACGGCCATGGACTTGACTCAGGACAAGCCTGCTGACACTGCTGCCGCAGCTACTGCGGCTACTAATGTAGCTACTACGCGTGATCCACGCGATGTGTTCTTGCGCGATGAGCTCAAGGTAATCCCGAACAACAATAGCCGTCAGCTGTTTACGCTGATGGAAGAGCAGGGTGTTGACCCTACGTCCCCAGCCATGGTTCCTGTATGGAACTACGCCGCTGCAAAGTACATGACTCCAAGCCGTCTGACAAAGGCCACAGAGCTGATGGATGCAGCCATCATTCAGTCCCGCAAGGAGGCACCAATTGGCACAGGAATTTCTACTGTACAGCAGCCTGCAGGAGGCGTGGGAGTCGGGGGCCCTGTCGTTCAAGGAAGTGTGGGAAATGCAGGACGCCCTGCTCCTGTCGCAGGAGCAATGGACGGAAGTGCCCCAGCAGCTGGAGCCCCACTTCAACAAGCTGGCATTCTTCCAGTCGCCCCCGGGCAACCATCTACCACTGTAACCACCGGAGCACCAAGTGGCCCTCAAGCCTCTCAAACCATCCAAACAGCGCCGCAAGGACAAACCGCTACCACCGTTCCAGCTGCCGCCCCAGTAAGGGCCAATACAACGCTGCGCTTGAACCAGCAGGAAAAGCTGCCCGGTGAAACCGACATTACCAACATCGCGGATATTGCCCGCATGACAGGTAACGCTGGTGGGATTGATGCTGTTCTGGAAGACGAGGCTGGCTTGCGTGCTGACCAACGCGACTTTACGGACGATGACCTCAACGCTGTGATTGAAGAGCAGGTAGGCAAAGGCAAGAACGCAGATCGTGACCGTCAGATTTTGCGTGCCTACATCACAGCACGTCGTGCTGTACCGAGCGGCTACAAGGGCAACATCGCCAAGGAAATCGCTGACTCGTTTGGCATCGCTGAATCGCGGGTACGTCAGATCGGCAACCCAGAAAAGCTGGCTGATATTGCAGTGTCCATGGGATTTGATCGCGCTCAGGTGTTTGATCGCTTGGGTATCCAGTCAGCCCAAAAAGCCTTGGCTACTGAGTTAGGCAAACTCGAAGGCGAACTGACACGCCTGAAGGCCAAAGCCAAACCGACCAAAGCTGACATTGCTCGCATGGCAGAGCTGGATGAGCAGATTACTCGCATCAACGATGAAGTTGAAGCTGGCGACATGGCCGCTGCGTTTAAAGAAGCTGGCATCGAAGGCGAAGCCGGGGAAGCGTTTGGCAACTTGGACGACGCTCGTGAATGGCAAAAGGCTAGCACTGCTGGTAGCCAGATGGCTGTTAAGTTGGTCTCCATTGCAGACACCATTGCTGAGTTGAAGACCGCTGCTGCGGAGTTGAATCAACTGGGTCTGGCCCAAGCTGAGGCTGCTGCCGCTGAGCGCATTAAAGAACTGACTGCCGAGTACCAAGCAATTGTGTCTGGCTACGAAGCCAAGCCAGAAGCTGCTGCTCCCAAGAAGGGCAAAGGTAAAGGCAAAGCTGCTGAGAAAGCCTCTGAAGAAAAAGACGCTGCCAAGGAAGCCGAAGCTGCCAAGTTCCGCGCCGAGCGTGCGGCCAAGCTGCAGGCTGACCGTAACGGCCTTGCCGTTGGCGATACTGTCAAGAACCCCAAGCTGGGCACTGGCGTGGTTAAGAGCTTCGCTGGCGATGGCGATGCAACCACTGTTACTGTAGCGTTCCAGAGTGGGCAGACCAAAGAACTGTCAGTCAAACTGGCAAAACTGGAGAAAACCGATGCCGTTCAAGTCGAAAGCCCAGCAGGGGTATCTGTTCAGCCAAAAGCCGAAACTGGCGAAAAAGTGGGCCGACAAGTACGGCGTGCCCCAAAGCCTGCCGCAGAAGGTAAAGCCCAAGTCCCAGCCGTCATCCTCACCCAAGCCGAGCAAGCAGCCCAAGCGTGGGATGTAGTCGCTGCTGACTTCCCAGAGGCTCCCAAGTTTGCTGATCTGACCAAGGCCCAGCAGAACACATTCATTGGCTTCGGTGAAGGTAACTGGGAGCGTGGTGACGTTGAGCTTGAGCTGACCAAGTTGGCCCGCGCTGCTGCGCCTACGCAACGAGCTATACGTCTGCGCCACGGAACAACTGCAGCCAACAAGGCGATGATCGAAAAACTCGGTCACATGGACCCAGAAGGCGGTGAGCGCCAGTACACGTACTCTGAATTTGGTCGTAAAGCCGTGTACCTTACTCGCCCTGAAGGTTGGTGGTTGGACAAAGAAAAAGCCGCCGCTGGGCGTGCCGTTGTTTACGATTCCTACGTGGACGTTGAACTGCCAAGCGATGCAAACGTAGTCACCATAAACAACATGGCTGACTTTGAAGCGTTGGCAAAACGCGTCGGCGAGTCCAGTGCAAAGTCGATGGCTAACAAGCTGGCTGTTGATGGTTTGGATTGGCTATCTCAAGCCAAAGAGCTTCGGTCTATCACGTTAGATCAGGCTGTCCAAAAGTACATACGCGAGCAGAAAGAAAGCGCCGCCAAGTACGGGGGCTTTGATACTAAGGGGGTCAACACGCTTGGCGAATTGGCGGACTTCCTAAATACCAACGTAAACAATCAGTACACCCAAACAACAGAAGCTGAACTGCGTACGCGCATCCGCGACAACTGGCTTGACGCGAAGTCTTACGAACTAGACACGTTTGGCGAATCTGATGCAATGACACAGAAGCTGATTGACGCTGGGGTGGACGTTATTGACATAGCTCCAGACGCAGACGTTGGCGTTGCTGCAGATCAGGTTGTAGTGTTGCGCCCAGAACTGGTCAAACTTGCATCGGCTGTAAAACAGCAAGAGGCTTTCTTGCGCAAGTCGCGCCGCAGCGTTCGCACTGCTGACCAGAGCGGTGTGGAGTTTGAGTCTGTTGAGGCTTCGCTGGACGACCTGTCTAACTACTCCGAGGGCATTGCTGCTGGCATCCGTAGCCTGCGCGACGTTGACATGGGCAACGCTGTTGACGCTATTGACTCATGGATGGTCACGTTCTCCCCAGTGTCGTGGGACGCCATCTACACCATGATCGACGGCAAGCGCACCATCATCTACAACGGTGTGATTCTCAAGGACAAGGTTCTGTCTACTGTTGCTACTCTGCACGAAGTCGGCCATGGCATTGACGAGGTACAGGGCGGCGCTGGTAAGTTCTCTGGCGGTGCGGAGTTCAGGATGTCTCGGGTAAACGGCGAGCTGATGTCCATGCGCCCCGGCACGGTTGCAGACGAACTCTTGAACCACTGGGAAGATGCAAGCGAGACGTCAGCTTTGGGCGGTATGCTCAACTATCCGCTGGACATGACAGACCCGGAAAATCGCTCCCTGACGATGCAAGAGCTGCGTGAGGAAGTCTTTGCTCAGGTTTGGGCTTTCTCAAATCTGAACGGCGGCATGGATTACCTCCGTGATAACCTGCCCACGACACACGCTTTTATGGAGAAGGCACATGAACAAGTCAAAGCCACAAACTACCAACGCGCCCAAGGTGCCCAGCAAGGTGCTCAGTCAGGACAAGTTCAAGCTGGACAGCAAAACGCGCAGCCTGCTGGGGCAGTTCTTAGAGCCAGCCGTCAAGCCAAACAAGGGCTGATCGACCGCAACATTGCCAAGCTGCCGAAGATGTCTCAGCAACCGGTACGTAACTTGGCCGGTGCTCTTGGTGACATTGGAGGTGCTGGTCTGGACTACGTTGTGTTCACCAGTGACTTGGTCAAGCGTGCTGTTGCCGCTGGCCTGCCTGCTGCTCAGACTTTCTCCGACCGTCTTGCTTCGCGTAACGCCAAGGTCAGTGAAGAGGAACGCAAGATCGAAAAGATTGCAGACCGCTATGCGTCCATTGAGGACGACGCCAAGGGCAGTGGCCCCGGCTCGGTCAACGAGTTCTTGTTTGAGTCCACCCGCACAGGCAAGTGGGGCTATGGCAAGTTCCGTGACGCCAAGATGGGCGCTGCGTTCGATGCGTTGGGCCCCAAGGCTCAGCAGTTCGTCAAGGACGTGTTTGCCCATGGTGACGCCACGCTGTCCAACAAGAAGAAGATTGTCTTGGACGCAGCCAACTCTGAGTACGACGCCATGATTAAGGCAGCTCAGGACGCTGGTGACACCAAGACTGAGGCTACTCTCAAGGCTGAGAAAGCCGCTACGCTCAAGCGCTTTCAGACACTGTTCCGCATCCGCGAGGGCATGCCTTATGCGCCCATCAAGCGCACTGGTTCGTATGTGGTAATCGGCGAGTCTGCTGAGTACCAAAAAGCCAAGGCTAACAAAGACACCGCCACGCTCAAGAAGCTGGAGTCTGACCCAGACCATTACCATGTGTCGTTCACAGACACCAAGTGGCAAGCCCGTAGCCTGCGTGACAGACTAGCAGAGCAAGGCGTGTTCACTGACCCGCAAGTTGTTTCTCGCTCTGAGTCCTTTGACGAGGCGTTCAGTGGTGAGGCCATGCTGCCAGCCCTGACAAAGATGCGTGCCGCTGTGGATCGCCGTGCTCAGGACTCTACTGGCAAGAAAGACCCGACTGCTGGCAAGCTGCTCAACATCATCAACCAGTTGTACTTGGAGGCGTTGGCTGAGGGTAGTGCTCGCAAGTCTGAGATGCGTCGTCGTGGTGTAGCCGGTGAAGTGGACATGCTCCAGTCGTTCACCCAGCAAGGTCGTGCCGATGCCAACTTCTTGGCCAGCGTTGAGTTTGAGCCTAAGATTCAGGATGCCTTGCAACAGATGCGTAACCAGTCACGCACTGGCGACCGCGAACGCAAGTCCGAAATCTTCGACGAGTTGACCAAGCGCTACGCAGGTACGCTGGACCCACAGCCAAGCCCGTTCATCAACGGTCTGACCAACATGGCGTCCAAGTTCTTCTTGGCCTCCAGCCCCGGCTACTACTTGCAGAACTTGACACAGCCGTTCATGATGTCCCTGCCTGCCATGGCAGGTCGTCACGATTACACCAAAGCTGCCGCTGAGCTGGCCAAGGCGTACGGTGAGTTGGGCCCACTGTTCAAGGATGTGAAGCTGTTCGACGAGCAGTTTGACTTCTCCAAGGTGCCTGCTGACGTGCGTAAAGCCATCAACGAGTTGGTCAACCAAGGCAAGATTGACATTGGTCTGGCCACTGAGATCAACGAGTACAAGGTAGAAGCCGACAACAAACTCAGCAAGTTTGCGCAGCGTTTGAACAAGGGCATGCGCTTGGCCGTGCAGAAAGTGGAAGCTACCAACCGCCTGTCTACTGCCATTGCTGCCTACCGTTTGGAGTTCGCCCGGACTAAGGACGCTGACAAGGCAACCCAGTACGCTGCTGACATCCTGACTGACACCCATGGTGACTACACAGCCTTCAACGCTCCTCGTGCGTTCAACACCCAGTGGGGTAAGGTGGCTTTGCAGTTCCGCAAGTTCCAGTTGATTCAGATCGCGTTCTACTCCAAGCTGGTTCGTGACGCGTTCACCAATCCTGCCGAGCGTGCAGCAGCCATGAAGACTCTGGCCTATTCGCTGAGCCACACTGCCGTGTTCGCTGGCATGATGGGCTTGCCCGGCTACGCTGCCATTTCTGCAATCTTGGGCTTCTTCGGTGACGAGGACGAGCCGTACGATCTGACTGCTGAAATGCGCAAGGCGCTTGGCCCTGAGTGGGCTAACATCATCATGCGTGGCGCTCCAACCGTTGTGGGTATGGACTTGTCCGGCAAGATCGGCGCTGGCAACATGCTGTCCATCATGCCATTCAGTGACGCTGACTTGAGCACCAACGCAGGTCGCGCCGAAGCTTTCGGTACATTGATTGGTGGTGCAGCTTTGGGGATGACATCCCGCATCATTGACGGCCTTGGCCTGATTGCCAGCGGTGACTACTACAAGGGTGTTGAGCGTGTTATGCCAAAGGGTGTGTCCGACGCGCTCAAAGCTGCACGCCAAGGTGCTGAAGGTATGACTCGCCGCAACGGCGATGTGGTCTTGCCCGACAGTGAGATCAGCTCCCTCGACACAGTATTTACTGCGTTGGGTGTGCCTGCTGTAGAGCAGACTGTAACCTACGAGCGTCAGAACCGCATGCGCGATTTGACCAAGAACTTCCAAGACCGCACCACGCGTATCAAGAACGACTACGCCAAAGCTGTCCGCGAGAAGGACACTGCTGCCATGGCCGAAGCCCGCACTGCATGGACTAAACTCCAGCAGGCTCGCCAGCGTAACGGCTTGACACCACAGCCAGTATCCAGCCTGCTGAAAGCACCGCAGGAACAGAAGGCTCGTGAGCAGCGCACCGTAGGTGGTGTACAGTACCGCGAAGGCCAGCGTAAACTGGCAGAATCCGTAGCAGCAGATTAAGGAGTAACCATGGCCAAGACACCTGCATGGCAGCGCAAAGAGGGCAAGTCCGAGAAGGGCGGGCTCAACGCCAAGGGGCGTGCGTCTTACAACAAGGCGAACCCCGGCAAGCCGGGGCTCAAGGCTCCTCAGCCAGAGGGTGGCCCACGACGTGACTCATTCTGTGCCCGCATGGAGGGTATGAAGGAGAAGCTGACCAGCGCCAAGACTGCCAAAGACCCCAACAGCCGCATCAACAAGTCGTTGCGTGCATGGAAGTGCTGACATGGCTACCAAAGCAAAGTCCACAGTAAACGCTGCTGGCAACTACACCAAGCCCGAGCTGCGCAAGCGGATCGTGTCTCAGGTTAAAGCTGCTGCTACCCAAGGCACTGGTGCTGGCCAATGGTCAGCTCGCAAGGCACAGCTTGTAGCCAAGAAGTACAAGGCCGCTGGCGGGGGGTACAGAGATTGAAAGCCCCCCAAAAATCCCTCAAAGACTGGACCAGTCAGAATTGGAAGACTAAAAGTGGAAAACGATCATCTGACACGGGCGAAAGGTATTTACCTGAGTCTGCAATCAAGAGTCTTAGCCCTGCTGAATACGCTGCGACAACGCGTGCAAAACGCGCTGGCAAAGCTGCGGGGAAACAGTTTGTAGCGCAACCCAAAAAGATCGCTGCAAAAACCGCAAAGTACCGTTAACCCCAACTGGAGAATCCCCATGATGAAAGCAAAGAAGCCGAACCCGTTCGGCAAAGGCGAGTCCAAGATGATGGAAGCCAAAGAGAAGAAAATGGCTGGTGGCAAGAAAGCCTACGCTGCCATGGAAAAGAAGTACGAGGGTAAGAAGTCCACCTCGAAGATGAAATAAGGAGAACCACCATGATGTACGGAAAAATGATGATGGCCAAGGCCCCCGCAAAAGGCGGTAAGAAAGCTGCCCCTTTCAAACCCTGCCCCGGCTGCAAGAGCCCTGCTAAGTGCAAGGCTGCTGGCAAGTGTTTGGCCAAGTCCAAGTGACGTAAAAAAACCCCCGGGCCTTTCGACTCGGGGGTTAAGGTTCCTCAACACAAAGGAGCTGACATGACAATCAGCGGGGCGATCATACCTCGTTGGCTGCTGCATCGTCAAACTGGCTCGTCACCAACGTCAACACTGGCGTGGCTGAGTCTGCGTTCAAGCGTCGTGTGTCCACGACAATGCAACGTGTCTGCTGCGACGTGCAGTCAGTACCACGCGTGATGACAAACTTCTCACCCTGAGACACAAGCGCGTTGGCTTCCTTGATGCTGGCCACCATTGAATGGTAGTCCATGCGGTGAGCCATGCACCATTCCCGCACTTCCTTCTGAGACAAGATCAAGCGACCAGCTAGTTCTTTGCTGTTGGCCGTACCTAGGATGTAGCGCCCAGCGATAGGGCCATTGACTCTGTTGCGCGGGGTCTCAGGGCCACGTCCATCACGGCTGTCACGGCACTCGGTAGTGACAATAATTCGCTGGCTCAGCATGCTAATCATGCGCTGGAACGCATCTTCAGACGACACGGTGTTGTTCTCTTCAACCGAATCAGACAGCTCACGCAGCAGGTTCACGGTGAATTTGTACAGCTCACGGATATCAAACTCCACAATGCCCAGCTTCTTGGCGATCTTGGCAATCACGATGGTACATGCGCTGTGAGCCCGGTAGAAACGGAACTTGGGATTGGACAGCACCTCAGTGAACTTGCCCAGCATGGTCTGCATGTCGCGGTAGACCTCGGCTTCATTGGCCAGAATGTACTTGACCATGGCCGCACCAGCATGGCCAGAGTTGGCAGTCATCTTCTTGATGTTCTCGGCAGCTACCATGGCAGACGCTGACCTCCATGCATCCTCACCCTCTTCTGTGTCCGGGTACAAGCCTCGGTCTACCAGCATCAGCGGGTCGTAGCGGTCCACGTTGAGCTGAATCAGGCGCACGGCCTCGGCCTGTGAGTTGGCTTGGTTAGCCGCCAGCAACCCGTAGAAGTCACGGTTGCCAGTCACGTATACGTTCAGCCGCCACTCGGATGACTTGGCGAACACCACACCGCCGCCCTTGGATGTAAGGCGAACCTTCTCTTGGCCGTTGGATACGCCATAGGCTACGTCACTGAACACGCCAGCTTCCATGTTGGTCAGCTCATCAGCCAGCACAGGGATGTTGTTGTACACACCCAGCGTAGCCCACAGCGCGTTGGTGGTGAAGCCCTCCTTGGAGTTGAGCGTCATCTTCTCAGGGTTGCCGAACGCAGCCAGCGCGGCGTGACATGCGGTAGTCTTACCCCGGCCAGACTTGCCGCCTTGCAGGGCCAGAATCAAGCCCTTGTACAGGTCTTCGCAGTGGTGCGATACCAGTGAGCCCCAGCCAGCGCATACGGTGTATTGCCAGTGAACGGCCTCCGGTCTGTTGTACATAAAGTTCATGGCCTCGGCGTAGCCTTCCAAGCTGCCACGGCCATTCTTGAAAGCGTTGGCACGCTCCTTGGCGTTGCCACCCACCAGTACTTTGCGCTCTGTGCCGTCTTGGGCGAACAGCGTCTCACCGATAAGGAACGACTTGTGGTCATCCTTCCAGCCAAAGGCTGTCATGGTGTTGGTCTCAGTGATGCTGCGCTTTAAGGACTGCAGTTGGTCCAGCAAGTATGCCGCCATGTGCTCTCCAGCGTTTTTGTGGTTGCTCTTCGTGAGCTCGTATCGGGCCATAGCCCTCAGCAAATCCGTTGGTGATGCCACGGACTCACCTGAAATCTCAAAGTCACGGATGCGCTTGTCTGGTAGGTGCAGCCGGATGCCATAACGGAACGTGCCGTCTTCGCCACGGATACGGGTGGTTGGGTAGAACAGGTTCTCACAGAACGGGAAAATCTGCATGACCCCTTCCTTGTCGGGGATGAGGCGGCTCAGCAGCCCAGCGTCCCACTGGTATCCGCGAGGCAGCGCTGGTATGGTCGCTTGCTCTGCAACACCTTCCTCAGTAACAGTCTCAGCAGTAGTTTCTTCTGGCTCCGGCATCACCCGGCCCAGCACCAGCGGGGTCTTGACCTTGTCTTTGAACGAGCAGCCCGTGCAGCCGTCAGGGTTGCACTTGCTGAAGAACTCGCACGTCGTTGGTCCAGCAGTCCATGTGTCGTAGCGGATGTCCCAGTCAACTTGGCCATGGCCAGTTTCTTCGCGCTTGGAACTCCATGACTGAGCTAGCTCACGACCGTCAACGCAGTGGGTCAGCAGACCGATAACGCCGCGCCAAGTCTCGTAGTCCACGTCACCCATGGTGTCGCGCATCTTGCCAGCCTGCAGACACTTGTCAGCCATGACGTTGGCGTCTACCGGGACTTCAGGGTATTGGGTCAGGTGCGCCGTCAGGTCTGAGTTCAGGTCAGTCGGCTGATACTGTTTCTTGGGTGTCTCTTTGACAGGCTTGACGCCATTGGCTTTGGCGTAGTCAAACAGCGTTACAGCAAATTCTTTGGGGTCAATCGGCTCGCATGTAGCTATGACCTTGACCGTCTTAGCGTCGCCGTTCTTGCGGTTTGTAGAGCCCGCAGGGCGCAGGATAGAACTGAAGTCAGCCGTACGTGTAGGGTCAGCGATGACCTTGGCGTGGGCCAGCGTAGCCTTGAGGACTGTAGCCACCTTGCGCCACAGCTCATGGCCGATCTCATGGGTCAGGGGCCAGTAGGCATGGATGCCGTTGCCCGAATCCACCAGCATGGGGCGTGGGATACCGACGTCTTTGGCGAACTTGGCCATGGCCACACAAGCGTCTTTCTTGGTCAGGTAGCCCTGCCCCTTGTCGAACTTGTCTTGGCCGCAGTCAACGTCCACCCAGAACGCCTTGGCCTTGTCCCAGTTCTCAGGTATTCGATACTTGCGCTTGGGGTTGCCTTTGATGTCGAGCTCTTCCAACTCGATCACGGCTTTTTGATACGTCGCACACGCATGGTACACAGACAGCTGCTTGCTATCAGCCATACCATCAATGGCTTCGGCCATTGTCTCAAGGTCAGTGTAGACCTTGTGTGCTGGGAATTTGTAGCCCTCTTTGAACAGGGCGAGGTAATGGATGCCGAACTCCGGCAGTATCGTCTTGAGAAACTCAAGGGTGTTCATGCTTCACCCCTTGTTGTATTTTTGCAACTCATGGCCACTCCAGAAAGCGAAAAAGCCCGCTGACGGGCTTGGAAGAGTAGGGCCAGTGTACTTCAACGCCACTGACCCCACAAGTTGCTTAGTCGTCGAAACTGATACCGTCGAGGTCGAGGTCCATGTCGTCGTCCACAGGCTTAGGAGCTGGCTTGGCAGCTGCCTTGGGCTTGGCCGCAGGCTTAGGCGCTTCTTCCTCAGCAGGCTCTTCCACTACAGGCTTGGCTTTAGCCTTGGGCGCTGGGGCTTCCTCTTCTGGCTCAGCAGGAGCTTCAGCAGCAATGGCAGCAGCCACGGACGAACCTAGGATGTTAGACACCACGTCAGACGCAGCGATCTCTTGGACTTCAGCAAAGCCGTCATCGTCCAGCAAACCAACAGCGGAGAATGTCAGCTTGGGGGATTCAGCTTGCAAGTCGAAGCCAACCTTGGTGACAACCATGTTGTAGCCAACACCGCGCTTGGCCAACATCTGACCGTACTCGCCCAGTGCCTTAATGGACGCTGGAGGCACACGCAGCAGCATGGCGTCGTTGATCTGACCAGCAGGGGCCACGGCCATACGAACAGCGTCAGCGCAAGCCTTGCCCTTGGTAGCACCCTTCTCGGAGACACGCGAGCCCCACTGGTTGTGTGGGCAGGTAGCGCACTTCTTGGCCTGCTTGTTCTGAGCGTCAGCCGCTGGCTCAACACCATCGTTGGAGTAGCAGTCAGGCTTCTGGCCTTCGCTGGAGTCCTTGTCGTAGCCCTTGATGTAGAACACCTTGCTGGTGCCCTTGTTGGCTTTGAGCAACACCACGTTCAGGCTGGTAGCAGCGCTGTCCGGGTCTTTGGGGTTCATCTGGATTTCGCGCTCACCATCGCGGACGACTGCAAAGACTTTGCCCTTGATGGAGATGACAGGGAAGCCGCCACCTGCGTGGGCGGTCAGGTCGGAGTTGAGCGCAGCGACGTCAACTTTTTTGAGGAAGGCTGGCAGTTTGCTGCCGGAGTCGAATGGAATAATGTTCATGGTTTTCTCTGTGATGGGAGGAGGAGTTTATGCCGAACGGCGGATGTTGACAACGCGCTCTGAGCGAATATTTATGCCCGGTGGTAACTCGTTGTCGTTGTTGTCGCGGAACTGCTCAATGGCGGTCTTTGCAGCCCGCACCTCAATCAAGCTCCACTCTTCGTTGGCCTTCACAAATTCCATGAAGGCTTCACGATCTGCCACGCTGGCGGTTGTACGCACAGCGGTGTAAGCCGTACCAAACTCAGTCTTCACTGAGTCCATGCCGGTCTTGTTGAATACGTCCAACAGCTTGGCTTCGAGCTTTTCCATCTTGTCATTGATGGGGGCAACCGAGGCGTCGAAGTCGGACTTCATCTGCGCTTTCTTGTCACGTAGCTGTATGTACAGCGTGACGGCTTCTGATAATTTCATTGGTCTATCCGCTCTTTCATCATGTCGAGTAACACACCCTGCATAGACTGTTTGTCTTGCAGTCTCTTATACACACGCCGCTCAACATCCGTACCTGCAATGTGAACGATCACTGTGGTTCTTGTCTGGCCCGGTCGCCTTACGCGAGCACAAGCCTGTTCGTAAGTCTCATTCGAGTGAACCGGGGCGTACCACACGATGGTGGTTGCTGCCGTCAGTGTCAGCCCATGGCTCATGGTCGATGCGTTAGCCACCAACACACGAGGGTCAAGGCCTCGTTGAAACTCACTAAAAATTCTGTCGCGCTCGGACTTGCTAGTCCCGCCATGCACCGTTTCTACCGCCCAGTCCTTACGCAGTTCTGACGCCACGCTTTCCAAGGCTCCGGTCAGTGGCACGAATACGATGACTTTGCCCTCAGACTCCTCAATGATTTCCTTGAGAACGTCCATGCGAGGCTTGGATGGGATGACAACCTCTTCGCCACCTGTCCCGTACGCGACACCACATGCGATCTGGATTAACTTGTTGGCCTTGACAGCCTCGTTAACCGCAAGAATCTGCCCACCGGAGTACTCGGTAGCCAGCTTGTTCATCATGTCCTTGTACGCCTTATCCTGCTCCTTGGTGAGGGCCACATCACGGGTGATGAACGTCTGCTCGGGTAAGTCCACGCAGTCATCCAGCGAGAACCGGATAGCTGGCTGCATCATCTGATACACGGCGTCGTTGGCGTCCTGCCTAGGTGCCCACTTGAATGGTGTGATCTGCCGCATCACGCGGTCACGGAACGCACTGAAGTACTTGGGTACGCTGGAGTTATCAGGTGTCACCAGCTTGCATTGCGCCCATGCGTCGGTAGGAGCGTTGGGAGTCGGAGACCCCGTCATGCCCCACACACGGCGTGTGGACTGCTTGTTGCAGATGGTGTTCAGAATCTTCCAGCGGTCAGTACCAGAGTTACGTGCCAACGCAAGTTCGTCTACAACGATCAGGTCAATGTCATCTCGCTTGGCCAGCTCGTCTTTGATGGTAGCCAGCCCGTCGATGTTGATGACGTAGACATGCACGTCTTGCTTGAGCAGCTTGTTGCGTCTGTCCCGTGAGCCATGCAGCACCACGCAGTCTAGGTGCGGGAACGTCTGGAACACTGAGTCAGCCCACGTACGCTCCATGGTAGACAGTGGACATACAACGAGCATCTTCTTGACTGTCTTGGTACGACGCAGATAGTCGTACGCCCACAGTGCGCTGTTGGTCTTGCCAGTGCCCATGCCGTTGAGGCAGAACGCACGGCTGTTCATGGACAGAAATGAAGCCGTCTCCAGTTGAGCGGAGAACGGACTGTGCCTACCACTGACCTTGGGCCAGTCATAGTGCATGGGCATGGGGTCAGGAACCTCGAAGCCCAAGTTACGCAGCACCCGAGTTTCATCGGGTCTGTGTGGCACTGCTACCAGTGTCGCGCCTTTGTGTTCGACCAACACTGAGGTTGGTATGACAGTCGTTACTCTTGTCGGGTTGCGAAGCTTGAGTACGACTGCTTTTTTGTCTTTGTGAATCAGCATTGGTTGAGTGAGTCGTTCAGGAGAATCGCTTCGTCTGTAACGTGATCCCCCCATGTTTGAAGCCAGTATTTCTCCTGCAATTCCAACTCGCGTTGGGTGTGATGGCACACACGCTCGTACTTTAGAGCTAGCTGCCGTGCTCGCGCCGTTGTCACCCCGAGAACTTTTCCTGCTTTCTCGTAAGTAAGGCCCTGCGTGTGCTTTAGATTCCATGCAAGGCAGTACCGCATGGCTGAGTAGTCCTCACTTGTCTGGGTTGTATGAGCCACTGCCTTTCCTCCATCCACGGTTGGTTGTTCGGTCTTGCACAGCTACGTTGCCCTTGTGGTTGCCGCCGCCGTTCTCCAGTGACTTCTTGTGCGCAACGTCTTTACCATCGCCTACCTTGGCCTTGCCATCTTTGATAGCTTCGCGCCGTGCAGCGTTGTTCTTCACACGCTTGGCCACTTCTTCAGGGCGAGCGTTGTATTCCTTCTGGTACTTAAGTTTTTGGGGTGTCGACTTGGTCATGCTAGTACTCCTTCTACGATGTAAGCCTTACGTTGTTTGAGTTCGCCAGTCCCACGAATGAACGGGCTCCACCAGTACACTCCGCTGCTTCGCCGCTTGAAATGTCCGCGCACAAGGTGAGCTTCTACGTCAGCGCGTTGGCTAGTAGTTCCTTTGCAGACAGTTTCTACTGCGGATAGGGAGACTACAGTGTACTCAGTGCTAGCCAGTATCTTCTTACGCCGACCAAGCATGGTACCTACACCTTGCCTTGGGCCAACTTTTGTTCTGGCAATACCTGACTTGCAGTTAATGACTGACTCCCAAATAAACATCAACGGGCTAACTTCTTCAAGAACCTCTTGCTTAAGTTTAGGAGTCATGCGTAGCAAACCTTGCACAAACTGATTGGTATTCGACGTCGCGGTATTTGCCTGACTAAGAATGTGGCTGCTGATTGCATACGCCATGGGGCTCGGGGAAAAAGCACATTGCGTGGTTGCAGTTTGTTGGTCTGTGAATATATTAGCCATAAATGCGCCGCCACCTAAAGTGCCGTTATCAAACTCCCAAAATGGCCAAAACTCAAACGCAGGCTGACCGCTAATAGCAGTACGTCTAATTCGCGCTGCGACTCTGCGAATACTCAGCTTGTTCTCACCTTCAACAGCGTTTCGTAAAGTAGCGATCTCTGGGGTAATAGGCATTTCTACGACCAACGAGTCGTATGGCATGTGCAGCTCTTGCGCCTCGACTAACTCCCCAGCTTTCTTTTTGGATAGCTTTTGTATTTCCAGTGCCGTTTTGGGGGACATGACGAATATGGCGTCTACTTTAAATTCACTCGCCGGTATACGCAACGTTTCTATCTTTTCAGTGCTCATGGCAACAGCAGCCAAAGGCGAAAAGCCCTTGTCATCAGTTGTGAACGCTCTAGTCATTTTTTAGGCTCCAATTTTGAATAAACGTCGATCACGTCGAACAACATCGGCATGTCATCAGGATTGTCCACTACCCAAGCAAATCCGTCAGCATTTCTGATAGCGTCAATTACTCTTTCTTGGTTTGACGTAATGTTCTTTTTCTTGCCGGGGGCCTTGGTCTCAAGGGCTATGAACAGCCCACGGTAGCAGCAGATGATGTCGGGGATGCCGACCTGTCCCATGCCGTTGGATACAGGCATGAAGTACCATGCGCCACGCTCTTTGAGAAACTTCTTGCAAGCGTCTTTGACCTTGCCTTCTGGTGTACTAGCCATTCTTCCTCCCGTTGAATTCGCAGCTCAATACTGAGCACCACGCCTTACACAACCCTGACGTTTTGGCTGGCCATTTGTCACGCTCGTATGCAGATTCCAGCTTGGCCACACGGGGCACGAACCCCTGCCAGATGATGGGCACTTCCTTGCGCTCCACAGGCTTCCAGTCGATCTTCTTTTCCTTGAGCCAGATGAAACCCGTAGTGACCTTCTGTACTTCAGGGTGATGGGCAAACACGTAGTTGGCGTACAGGTCTAGCTGCTCGGTGGGTTTGCGCTTGCCAGTCTTGTAGTCCGCGACCACAGCGTTCTTGCCATGGATGACAACCAAGTCAGCGATGCCGCGAGTCCATGAGCCTTTCCATTCGGTGGGCTGGAAGTTACGGTCAAGGGCGTATTCCTCCTCACACAGCTTCTGGCCCGGTAGTGCGGCCAGCTTGAACGCCAGCTTCTGCCACTGAGTCATGCCTTCTGGCAGCATGACACCGTCCTTGATGAAGTCTTCAAAGGCAGTGTGTACCTTTGTGCCCCACTCTGTGTGTATCGTAGGCGGCTCAACCACGTCTCGTTTGACCTTGAGGTGGTAGAACTTACGCGGGCAGGTCTCGAACGTATCCAATTGCGAGTACGTCCATGCTGGGTTTGTCATGTCATTCCAATGCGGTGACGCCCCAATACGTCATTTGACGGTTGGGGCTTTGTGTTCTGAAGCTCTATGGTAGCAGCATGGTGAGTGGTGTCAACGATTATTTCACTTCGCCGTAGGTGTCACCTAAGTCACCCTCAGACCATGTGATTAGCTCTGGCCACCACGACACACCGCTACGCATAATGCCCTGCAATTCGTCAAGAACGTCTTGCGCCACAGTCTCTGGAACGATGTAAACCAACTCGTCATGCACCGCCAGTGACGGACGGAACTTCGTGCGCTGGAACATACGCTGGGCATGCTCGGCGATCACGTCACGGGCAAGGGCTTGCACCAGATTCTCAACGCCTTTTCCGGCATAGATACGGGCTCGTGCGCGGCCACTGCCGTACCACCATTCGGTCTTGCCGTTGTCGGACTCTTTGGTCAGGCCGGGGTAGTAAATCTTGCGCCCGGACGGTAGGCGCACAGCATGTTTTTCTGTAACGCACAGACCCCACGGGTCAATGGCTACCTCTGTACCTTGCTGGATGTTAGGCAGGCTGTTCTGGAACGCCTTCCAGCCCTTAACGATGTCATGGTATGTGTCACGCCATGCAGTCACCACCTCAAGCGACTCAGCCTCTGACAACTCCAGACCGCCCATCAGCTTGGCCACCTTGCGGAACGTAGGCGCACCAGCACCGAAGCCCAGACCCAACTGAGCGATCTTGGCCAGCTGTCGCTGGTCTTTGGACACGTCGCTCTCGTCGATGCCGTAGCGTGCAGCAGCAAACGATTTGTACAGGTCAGCCTCAACGTCGGACGCATACAAGTCCATGGACTGCTTGACCTTCCACAGGAAGTGGTTGACCCGCAACTCGATGCCGGACAAGTCAGCTACGACAACCTTGTGCCCCTTGGGTGCTCGCAGTGAGTTACGCAGCGCATCAGAGGGCTTGGGCACCTTGGGGTTGATACGTGGCAGGTTCTGCATGTTGTACTGCTCACCAGACCAGCGGCCAGTGGTGTCAGCGCCAGCGTACTTGAGTGGCACGGGAATACGCCCGTCGCATGCGTCAGCGGCCTTGATGAACGCTTGCAGCCTTGTCTCCAGCAGGGTTGACTTAACCTCTAGGCGCACACGGGCAGCAGCAGCGATGATCGGGTCTTCGTGGTCTTGCAGTGCGATGAACGCATCGTCAGTCTTGGCCAGTGCCGGTGTCATCTTGGCCGGGTTGGTGGGCGACTGCTTCATGGGTACATCCACGCCACGGGACTTAAGCAGGTCACCAAACTTGGCAGCGCTTGCCATGGTCATGCGTACATACTCTTCGGGGTCGGTGGGGTCGCCTTCCAGCTTACGGGCCACTGATTCAGCTTGCGTAAACAGCAAGTCGTACAAGTCGTTGAGTGACTTGGCCTTCTCAGCCTTCACATCTTCCAGCGCCTTGTTCACCAGCTTGTAGTCGAGCTGGAACTTAGGCTCCACAAGCATGCGTGTAGTCATGTCGATGTGCAGCAACTCTGCCTTGGGAAATCCCTTGGCCAGCTTCTTGAACAACTCAGCGCACAGGTCAGTGTCCACCTTGTTGTACTCTTCCATGTCAGCCAGCTCATCAGGGGTGAAGTCGCACAGGTGCTTGCCCTTGGTGTTAGTGGCTTCTAGGTCTAGCTTCGCACCGACCTTCAACTCAGCGGCCAGCTTCTTGAGCGACACGCCGATGAGGAACTTGCCACCAACGGACGTGCCTGTCTTGGAATACTTGGACCGCGCCATGGCAGCAGTGCAGCCGTACATCTTGGGCTTGATGTTGAATCTCCATGCAAGGATCATGGAGTCGAAGCCGGACATGTTGTGGCCAACGACGATCTTGTCGTCCCAATCCATGTCTTGCAGGTGCTCACGGATTACCTCCTCACCAAACAGTACGTATGTAGGCTCGTCGCCAACACGTATAGCCACAGAGATGATCTCGGTCTCAGGGTGTGTGATGTACTCGGTCGGAGACATACGACTCAGCGTGTGGGTCGTGCTCCAGTAGGATTCAAAGTCAATGTAGACGGGTGTCATCAGTACATGCCCTCAAGGTTAGGTGGTGCATAGTCCGGGCCTTTGGCAATCTTGCCGCTGTCGTTGAAGATGGGATAGCCGTTCTTGTCGAACTTGCTGTAGTTGCTGCGGTTCACGGCAGTCACAGCCTCGGCTGTCTTCATGCCAGCACAATGGCCTACGCCCACAGATGTAACGATCTGGTCAGCCAGCGAGTCAAGGAACTCTTTGCGGTCAGTGATGTACGCACTAGCACTGCCGTTCTTTAGATTGTCAGCCAGCCAGCTCAAAGCTGTACGCGCCCGTACCAAAGCGTCAGCGTGTGTTGTGTTGATGACCGACAGCATCTCTACGATCTCCTCTAAGTGACAGCCAAGCTGCACGTTGAAGTTCTCTTCGTTGGGGTTAGGTCTGGCACGTTTGTGCCACAGTTCAATTTGATCTACGCTCATTACTGCTCCAATGCGTTTATTGCCATGATCCGGGCGATGACGTCCGGGATTTTCTCGTCGTCCTTGACGATGTAGAGGTGGTGCTGCCAGTCAGGGCCGCGCTGCTGCGGCTTGTATTGTGATGCCTTAACGATGTAGCCGTTGGTGGCTTTGATGATGGAAAAACTCAGCATAGTATCTTCCTCGGATACTCTGTTTGCTTTAACCACGTCCGTCGCGAGCGCTACGTCATTTGACATGAGCCAGTTACGCAGCCATTGTTTGATACTCATTACTGCTCCAGTTGGAATGCGACCATCGCTGCTGCAATGATCTCGTTGACTTCGGTGATTGTCTGCGCGATGTGCGTCGTGTACTCGTAGCCTTCCTTGGTGCCGATGTTGACTACGTAGCCGTTGGACACCTGCTGCACTTCAATGTTGCCGCTGAAGATTTTCTTGCTACGTGTTTGCCTAATTTGGGATTGATAGCCCTGTATGGCACCCTGTAACCCAGAACTGGTCAAGGTACTGGCATTCACTGCGTTAATGTTGATAGCGCCCTGCGCTGCGTTATGCAACGGGCTACCAGTGATGGTGTGCATTAAGTTTCTGAACATGTGCGTGTCTCCAGTTCGATTAGTAGTTCGATGTAGTGCTTGGCTTTCTCCAAGTCTTTGATGCCATGCTTGGCTCTCCAGCGCGATACGTACTTGATGACGTTGCCCTCCATGTAGCCAATGTTGTTGGCATGGATGTACTCCACAGGTTGAATGGCTAAGTCCTTGTAGTGGTTGCCAGCTACTTGCACGTCTAGGGCGCTCGTGCCGTTCAAGCCTGCGCGTAACATATCCTGCATAACTTCCTCCTCTTGGTTGGTCCAGTCAATTCCTAGGTTGTCGTTCTGGTTCATTCGTCTCTCCTAAAAGTTGGTAGGGGACACCAGTGTGTCCAGCCGTCTGAGTCTCGCCATGAGCCAAGCACTGCAACGCCCAAGCGTTTGTCGATCATCAGCATCTTCACGCTCTTTGGTGGTGGATACTCTTTGGCATCCAGCCACTTGTTGTTCACGTCCACCACAGCGAACTGGTCGTGGGTGAGCTTGATGTTGGTCATTTGATCTCCTCTATGCGTACTCTGACGCGGATTGGTACTGCTGTTATGTCACTGGTCTTCTCGACCCTCATGGCAACAACGGAAGCGTCTGCTCTTGTAGTGTAGAGAATCGGAAGTCCACTAAGGCTGCGAAAGTTTCGGCCCCTGAGTTTGATCGCCCAAGCCTTGGTGTCTTTCTTCATGACAACGACTTCCACTTGCTTTTGGGTTCATTGGCCCGCTCCATGTAGAAGTGAACCAAGAAGTTGAAGACCTGCGTGTAGGTCATGGTGATGCCCGTGTCGGCAGCTAAGCGGTCACGAATCTTGTCAATGTCTGTGCTCACCGGGATGGTGATGCGTTTGATCTTGTCGGTCATGTGTTGCTCCTTGCTCGGATGGCATCTGCACAGTCCAAAGTAACACACTCATAAAAAGATTCGCTGTCTAGCGACATTCGCTCAGGAGCGGGTAAGTCATCACACACCTTTGCACACGCCTCACGCTCGTCAGCACGGACAAGGGCTTCAAAGCGTTCAAGTCCTCGCGCATATACCGGCCCACCTACCAAACCAGCCTCCCGCGCCATTTCAATTACGGTCTTCATGTGTTCTCCTTGATTGCATAGTCTTCACACTTGCGCTTCCAGCCCCATGTGTCTTTCATCCAGTACACCGGCGCATAAAAGCGCGGCTTGTGCAGCATGGCGCAGATCAGTACAGGCTTTGGCAGCGCTCTCATGGTGGCGTGCTTGCACTCGTCGCAGTGCTGGGTCTTCATGTGTTCTTCTCCTTGAGTTTGACCACTCTTGGCTCGTGAGCACAAGCGTCTTCGTACTCCAGCACATCTTGCATCTTGTAACGGATTAAGCCGCCAATCTTCAAATATCGACAACCCTGCTTGAGCGATCTGTCTCGCTCCAGTGTCGCCTCGCTGATCTTCCATCGGAAGGCCAACTCCTCTTGTGTCATCAGTTGCTCGCTCATTGTGGTTTCTCCTCGTCATCAAACGCCATGTCTGGGTGCGGCACGTTGTCATGCACCACCACACCATCAACGGCCTCGATGTACCGCCCACAGATAACGCAGTAATAGCCGTCATCCATTGTTCTTCTCCTTGAGTTTGGCTTCGATGGCTCTCATCATTTCCATATGGGCATACCTACCCCAAAGGGCTTGCATCTCCTCATCCGTCAACCCAACCCATTCCCGTTGTGCCGCAGGCAAGGCGGTGCAAACCGGGTCGCTCATTGTTCGAATGGCTTTAACGAGTAACGTAACATCTGCACCCCATTTTCGCCATGATTCAATCACCTTTGCACACGCCTCACGCTCGTCAGCACGGACAAGCTCAGCAAAATGTTCGATGTCCCCATGCAGGGTCAGGCCATGCTCTTCAATTAATTGGAATGCGGTCTTCATGTGTTCTTCTCCACAATAGGTGTCATCTTACGTAGCCTGTACTCCTCTTGGACAAGGGCAATGGCTGCGTCCATATCTTTCAGTGTCACGACATCCATCTGGGCATCGTGTAGCTCCATCGCAGCGTTGAGTGCGTTCATCTCATGAGCCTTGAGAACAAAGCTGCCAGAGGCTGCGCCGCGCTTACCTACATCACGCAGGGCTTGCAAGCCGTCACGCACTACATCGCTGTAGTCTTTGCCGAAGCCAAGACGCGCAAACGCTTCAGTCATGTTGACCATGGAAATTAGCATGTCAATGTCAGTATGCTTGGCTTTACCTTTTGTCAGTGAGTCCATCGCACCATGGTTCTTGATCTTGAGGTCAACCATGAACGACGTGTGACTGTTGACTGGCGATAGGTTCTCCAGTACGTACCCTACTGGGTTTACCAAGACGTGCTTGGGTCTGTATTTGCTACGCTTACGCATGGTCACTTCCTATTGGCGTACCTTGTCCAGCATCTAGTGCATAGCCATTTGCCACGCACCTCTACGCCACCTAGTGGTTCTGCGTCTTTGTTGCATTGGTCACATGTCCTGAGTCTGTGCATACGGGCCATTGCTGTCTCCGGCGTCTCTTGGAATAAGTTTGTCGAAGGCAGTCGCGGTGGTTTGGAATTCATCGAGTATCTGTGGGTTGGTTGTTGCAATCCAGTTCAGGAGTTGCATGAGGTGCTTGTTGATAGTCTGGAGTTCAGCGTTGCGTATCGTTTGGCTGTGAACGCGCATTTGAATCTCGTTGAAGTTGCGGTTCATGTCGTCGAACGCTTTTTGCAAGAGCACATAGTCAACAATGTGCCCCGAAGTGTGTACGGGATTCTGTATTGACTGCAAGTACATATCAGCTCCCAAAGATTTTCTTGAGCTCGTCGTACATTGCACGAGCTTGCGCTACAGACATGGTGTCCAGAAGTTCAGGGATGCTGGCCGTAAACCGAACATTGGGTGGCAGTGGAACGCTTGTTGTCTCTGGCACCTTGGCAGCTTTGGGGGCTGCAACTTTAACTGGCTTCTTGGCTTGCTTCACGTAACCGGGCTTGTATTTCTGAAGAACATTAAAGTAAATAAAACCGCTGGCGGAATGTTCTTTACGAATAAGTTTTCGCTTGAGAAACTGCGTAACCAAAGATGAGGACGAAGCATTACCTATGTTAGCTTTTTGAGCCAACTCCATGAGTTTTTTACGATTGCAACCGGGGTTGTCTCTGATGATGTTAAAGAATCTAAAAGATATACCACCTTGCTGGTCGTCAGGCAGTGCCACAGCTGGTTGTAATGTAATCACTGTTGTATTTCCATCATCGTCAAATTTCAGGGCTTCGAGTTTCTTCAGTTCAGATTTCAAGTCAGGCATATTCTTCCTCCAGTTCGTCAATGATTTCGTTGAGCATGTCGTTGGTGTCCAATGACTCCAACACGGATTCGTCAGATGTAAGGTGGTCGTACTCGGCTTCGAGTCGGTTGTACAGCGAACGCATGTGGCGCTTGAACTCTTCCTCGAACTCATCCTTCAGAGTGTCGTAGTCGTAGCCCTGCAAGTTTGCTAGGAACACTGCGTCCTGAATCTCTGTGTTGTAAGGACTGTAGGCATGGACGAACTCGTCCAACTCGGAATAGCAGTAGTCACTAGGGCACGCCATGTCAGAGTAGAACGACGTACAGTTCTCGTGGTAGTAGTGACCTCTATGCTCGACACGAAAAACCCAAGCTTGCTCAGCCAGCGTTATGAGTGCTGGGTCTGCGCGGTAGATTGACGGCAAGAAGTTTCCCCATGAAAACACACGACCCTCGAAGCATGCACCGTCACCCTGCGAACTAAAGCCGCTGAAGTACATGCGCTCTACCTCAATGCCAATGTCGTCCATGTCGCGCTTGAAGTCGTCGTACACAGCATCCCACCATTCGATGTGGTCTACGTTCCAGTGGCGACGCTTGTCCAGTATCTCGTCGCGTACTCTAGCGGGTAGCGCATTGAATCTTTCGAGAGGTGTCATAGTGGTGCGTCCTCATGGTTGTCTGGGTTGAACTTGGGCACTCTCGTGCCACTGTCTTTTGGATTTGGAAAAGCAGGGAACGGCCATGTCATTTGACTCTCCAATACTTACGTGTGTCTTGCACGATCTCAGGTTCCTTGGGCGGGATGGGATCAATCTTGTTGCCGAATGGTGGTGTCCACCCGAAGCGCCGCCACGTAGCCTGCACGTCAGCGCCTGACGTCCACTTGTAGTCTGGGTGGCCGACAGGGATGGTTGGTAATGTCTTCTTTGCTGTCATGTATTTTCTCCTTCTAGTTTTTTAATCGCGTTGTACTGTGCAACACAGCCGGGGTAGTACTCCTCAGCGAACCGAACAAAGTCTTCTAGTTGCAGCTTTTGAGTTCTTAGCTGGTCAGCTACTTCGTTGGTCATGCGAACAGTTCTCTTGAGATTGTCAATGTGCTCATTCAACATATCAATGTGCTTGGAGTAACTGTCAGCCTTGGCCTTGGCAGCTCTGGCTTCTAGTTGATGCCCATTCATGATGCCTCGGCTAGCTTAGCCGCAATGGCTGCGGCTGTAAGTCCCTCTGTGTCGTACGACTCAACGATTGCTTTGCGCTGCGTTGCACGCTCGACCTTGCGATTGAGGCGCTCCATGTCTTCTGAGTGGATATACATGGTCACGTTGGGGAACAGCTTGACTGCCTCGTTGAGTGACTTGCACTTCTTGAGAAACTCGGTGATGTCTGTCTCTACCTTGTTCCACTTGGCATCAATGTCCATGGCGATAACAGCTTCGTCCCATCGTTGCAGTAACTCTGTACGGCCTACTGTATCTTCTGGCAGTGAGCGAATGTAGTCGAGCGGCAACTCGGAGTCTGACTTGTTGTAGTAGCCTTCTCTCGGACGAGAGTACGCATACTTCATGCCGTTGAACCTAGCAGTGGTAGCTAGGGTACGACCATCATCTAACTTGCCGTTGATGGTAATGTTGCCATCTTCGATGCGGCTAAGCCATTCCTTGGGGATTTGATTGACGAGGTGTACGTGCTGCACACCCCAGCATCCGATGTTGAATAAGTGGCTGGCGTCAACAAGAATGTTCTTGTCGAAGTTGGGTAAGTCAGCACTGCGCTCAGACCTACGCATTGCGCTGATTCTTGACGAGACACGGTTGATAAGTTCTTTGGTGATGTAAACGGTAGCCATGGTTTATCCTTGTGTGTTGAAGTTGTTACCAATGCTTCTGCGAGCATTTGGTGAAAGACCCCGCCGAAGCGGGGTGTGGGTCACTCGCCTAGGTGTTCAGCGATTGATTCTCTGAGAGCATCACGGGTAGCTTGCGGTACATCTGCAGCTAGCGCGTCGTAGCATGCACGAAGCACGTCGTCGTATTGCTTAGCCAGTTTGTCGATTGTGTCGTCGATGGTAGTTGCCATGTCATTGCTCCAAGGTAAAGTGGATATTGTCGCCGTAAGGAGCCACGATGTCACTAGAGATACACCAGACGACTGGGTACTCGGGCTCGTTGGCTGTGTTGAAGTCTGTGTAACCGTCGGTGAGGCACACGAACACCTCGGGCTTGATACCCTCCTTGGCGATGTAGTTGAAGCCCTCCTCCATGTCAGTGCCACCGCCACAGTAGAACGTCAGCGCCACCTCCTCGCCCTGCTCGAACACCTCGTGCTTGGCTACGCTAGTGTCAACATACAAGACATGGACGCGGGTGGGGTTGCACATAGACACGATGCGCTGTAAGTGGCCGTTGTAGTGGTCAAGCTCGACCTTGGAGATAGAGCCAGACACATCGACTTGGATGACAACCTCGCCCATCTCAGGGGACTTGCCTGTGGATGGAAGATAGCAGTCAACGAAGCGGCGGTTAGGACGCGACCATGTGTAGTCACCACGGGTGAATGTGGTCATGTAGCGCTCAAGAATGTCGTGCCATGGTGTCTGTGTGTCGATGAGGTCAGCGACGATCTTGGCCAGCGCACCGGGCATCTTGCCCTGAGCCTTGGCTGCTTGGGCAGCTTGGGCAATCTCTACGCGAGTCTCGGCGTCGATGCGGTCAGCCTCCTCTGGAGTGAGTGGTGTGCCACGCTCAATCAAGTCATCACCAGTACCACCGGGGCCATGGCCGTCAGGCTGGTCAGGCAGCTTGTTGTAGATGACGTCTACTGTCTCGTCCTTGGAGCCGGGCATATTGACACAGCCCTCGATCTGCTGACCGATGCCAGCATCCTTGAGCATGTCGTTAATCCATGCGTCACCAGCGATGTTCCACTTCTTGGCGTTACGCGCACCACGTCGCAGTGCATGCTGACCGATGACATGGCCGACCTCATGGCACAGCAAGAACACAAGCTCGTCAACAGACAGCTTGTCAACGAAGTCCTTGTTGTAGTAAATCTGACCGCGCTGGTCAACAGCTGCAGTCTTGATGGTGTTGTCCTCGATGAGCTTGCGCTTCATGAGGATGGATGCAAAGAACGGATGCTGTGTGACAACAGCAACTTTGGCTCTGTCAAGTGTGGTAACTGCCATGATTACTCCTTAGAAAGTGATGAGGTGGATAGGCTCAGTGCCTCTGAGTAGGTCTGCTACTTGTTTCGATTTGTCTTTCATCTCCTGTGTAGTGTGCTCGGTCAAGATTTCTACAACCTTACGAATTGATTCTTTGTCGTGCACGGTGATGTAGAAGTTCTGGTCGCATGCGTCTATGCGCTCCATAGCTTCGTCGTACTTGTCCTTGTAGTACCCTTTTCGATACTCCGGGCGCTCCAACAAGAATGCAGCCCAGTCAGCGTGAACAGCTTCTCGGATGCGCGGTGCTGCCTCGGTGCATAGACCTAGGACTTGCATGCCGTTCCAGTGGTGGTTGCTGCACTGTATGCCGTGCTTCTCAGCTATGGCCAAGGCCAGCCTGCGTGACTCTGACGACCAGCCACCTTCGACGACGCGGGTCTCCAGCATGCGGATGATGCGGTTACGCATCCTTACACCTAGTCGTTGTGGGTGCAAGGTCACAGATACCTCAGTGCCGGGCATACCAGTCATACGCCCACGTTCGTTATTTCCTATCGGCTTTCTCATTTGCTCTCCTCGAAGTAATATCCATCGTCTTTTTGCACAATCTTCCCCTTGTTTTCGTACACGCCCATCAGCCAGTTGGCATACTTGTTCGCTCGTGCCTCCTCCCGCATTGCGTTTAAGTTAGCTGCTGTGTTGCGCCATAGCAGTGCGAACACTGCGATCATCAGCACGTACTCAAGGTCAGTGAAGTTCATGCGAACGCTCCCATCCTTGCAGCGACTTCTTCCAGCTTGCGCTTGGCATCACTGCGCTTGTTAGGTGAACCCTTAATCATCTCAACGTCTGCCAAGTAACCCTGCGCTGATTCCTCCAGTGCAGTAATCTCGTCAAGCAATTCTTGCGTTGGGTTGATTGCCAGCTTGCGTGCCAGCTTGCATCCCTCGATGACGTTGTCGATGAGGCTGTTATGGAAGCGCTCACCCTTGGCACCTTGGTACTCGGCCAACTTAGTCACAAGCGATGCGATGGGCTTGAGCATGCGCTGTATGGTGTCGGCGTTGACTGCGGCTGCTGCCTCGTCTTCTGCACGTTTGAACGCTGCCAAGTCATCGTCTGACAGGTCGAACAGGAAGTGGGACGCATCTGCCATGGGCTGGAACCTGAGCTCGGCTGACATGGACAGCTTGAACTGCTCGGCACTGGGGTACTCGGATGCGTTGGCACGCCCTGCTGCATGGCCGGAGTTGCGGTACATAACGTCGTCATTCACTAGCTGGTCATACATTGGCATGTAAGTGTTGAGCAGTTGGTCAACCTGAGCGATGCGGTGCTTCATCTCCTGCGTGTACTCCATGTACATATCGTTCGGCAAGATACGTGGGCCAGCATCAACGTAGGGCAGCGTGTGCTTCTTGTGGTAGGCGTAGACCTCGCCATACTTGGACATGATCTGGTTGATCGCTGAGTCCTTGTTCTTGAACAGCTTAGTCAGCACAGTGAGGCTGGTATCGTTCTCCTGCTGTTGTAAGGTTGCCGTAAGTCCATGGTCGCGCTTGGTGAGTGCTGCGCGACGAATAGTCAGCTTGACTAGGACTGCCTTGTCAGATAGTTTGGTGTGTGTCATGTCATTGCTCCAGTGTGATGATTGCCACGGCATATGCCTTGGCTGCTTTCAGGGAGCGGAACGTCCGGCTCCCGTCGTGGTTGACGAATTGACAATCCCACTTGCGTTTGTCAACCTTGGTTACCCATGCCACGGTTACTTTCCATTGGCCACGCAGTGGTACGTCAAACTTGTGGGACAGCGGGTCTTTATCCCAGACCTTCTTGAGGTGGTGCTGTACTTGCCATACCAAGTTGTCATAGGCGTCGTACTTGCTGGGTTGCAGCTCGGTTTCCCATTCGTAGCTCATGTCTCTAACCTCACAACAGTATCCACCCAAGCCTTGGCTTCATGGACATGGGCGAACTCCGGTATGTCTTCTGGGTTGTCAATCCAGTAGCGGCGGTCTGTTACCTTCCAGCGCAGGGGGCCCCCGCCCCGACCGCGCCCTAGGTACTTGACTTCAAACAGCCTGCGTACTACGCCAGCGGCGTCTAAGCCTTTGTAGTCCCCGCTCAACGCCCATGTCTCGCCGTCGTCGCGGGTGTGCCACTTAAGGTCTGTTACGGTCACATCAGCACCTCTGCGTTCTTGCTTGCCCACTCGACGAATGCACGGCTGTGCTTGATCGTAGGCTGCAACTTGATTGCGTCCTTGGTTGCCATGACGTTGAACTCTGGCGACATACGTGACAGGTACTTAGACACACGGTCGAAGTTATCCTTGGTCGACTTACGAGCCAGCGCACCAGTCAGAGCGTACAGAGTCGCAGGGTCTTGCGGCACGTCAGCACCAGCAGGGTCGAGCAAGATAGAGTCAACGTCAGGCAGTGACATGTAGATGCGACGGAAGCCAGTGAACTCAGCAGCAGCGCCCTCGCCTACCTCACCAGCGCAGTTGTCGAAGAACAGGCCAGAGTCAAGGCTGTCAGGGATGAGGTTGACACGCTCCCATGCACGAGGCGTAGGGTTGGCGAAGCGATTGGCATCGAAGTCAGACAGCAAGCCGGGACGGAAGCGCAGGAACTGAATCAACACAGGGTCAATGTCGTTGTCGAGCGCCCACTCAGTCCAGTCGTCGATGTTCTCTTGGAAGTCGAAGCGCCGTGTGCGGTTGGCCAGCTTGGATGTGATGCGGTTGGCACCAGACTTGTCCTCGGTACGGTTGCCAGTGGCGATGATGAACAACTCGTCAGACAGCTTGAGGTTGCCAGCACGACGGTCGTAAATCACGCCACACAAGGCGTTCTGCATGGGGACAGGTGCATCGCTGAGTTCCTCCAGAATGAGTGCTGAGCGTCCAGTACCCTCGCGCAACTGATAGAACTCTTGGGGTGGAACCCAGCGTGTGAAGTCGCCAGTGTTGTCAGGTACACCGAGCACGTCAACAGGGTCACGCAGTGACGCAGTGAACTCGACGACATTCTCGATGCCAAGTGACTGCACAATGTCACGGGCACAGGCTGACTTGCCACCGCCCGGCGCACCGAGGATGAATGGAACAACGGCGTTACCACCGTCTACGCTGAACTGAGAGAGCACGGATGTGCGGATGTTGCTGTATCGCATGATTTTCCTTGTGTGTTGAGGATGTGTGCGTCTGGATGCCTGCCCCCATGCGTGACGCATGAACGATGGGGTAGCCTGAATACTGTATCTATGTAAGCTGTCGTGGTGCTTACACGTTGAGTCTGTTTACTGTAAGGCCGATGAGGGATTGCTCCTCTACATATGCCTTGGCTTGCTCGATGGTGTCGAATGTCTTCGGGTGTACAGGTGACACAGTGCCGTAGATGTGCCCCTCGTATCCGTCCATGCGTACTCGCACGAACCCAACTGAGTCGGCCCATATGGGTACGAAGTTACCATCCCACTCTTTTGTCTTGATGCGTACCTTGGGGCGTACGGTGCATCGACAGTACACCTCGCCGTTCTCCCATATGAAGTTCATCCCGGCCTCCATACCTTCAGGTCAAGGTAGAGTACGGCGAACAGGGCCACATACAGCAGGGCCAAGGCTGTCAGTCTGAGTTTTCTCATAGTTCCCTCCATCCCGATTCGATTCGGGCAATGAGTTGCTGAAAGTTTATACGGCGCAGTGTCCCGAACCCGTCGTCTTGCCATACGGATGGGATGCTGCCTCTGTCAGTGTGTCTGGTCATTTCTTCTCCTCTTGAAGTTGCTTGATGCAGTCAAAGACCACAGTCGATTTGTATTTCTTGAGTAGGTACAGGATTGAACGCACGTAGTCTGGGTTTGTCACTGCGCTCGTTTTTGAAGCGGACATGAGCACCCGCAGGATTACCCAGTCAGACTCAGTCATGGCTTTGCCCTCCACCACCTCACGCATGGCATGGAAGTCTTCGTGTTTCTTGATGAACAGTAGCTGTGCTTCGGTCATGGCTTCCTCCATTCTCGCTGGGTGGTGATGATGTTGTACCCAAGTCCGGCTATGCGTAAGAGTGTCATATCTGTCAGGACTTTGGTTCCCGCTATGTCTGCAAATATCTTGGCGTTGGTGCATACGGGATATGCGACCTGCTTGCCATACTGGTCTTTGAGTTCGATGCGAATGGTGAGTGGTGATTCCACGGATTACTCCTTGAAGATGAAGTACAGCCAGCAAGTGATGCCAGCCCCTATGTACATGAGGATGAGTAGGTCGATGACGTCCATGATGATTGAGCCTTTTAATGACTTGCTCAGGTCGTGATGGTGGTTGTGGCGAATTGATGGGTTAAGGGGATGCCACCCCCAAGCTGTTGCCCACACTCTATGTGTGCGCCTAGCCCCGATGTATGTATACACACCTATAGGTGTGTAGGTTATCTACTGAATCGTTCGGCCAAGTATTCGCGGTATGCGAACTCGGGGTCGTCCATGTCCAATGGACTTGTGTCTGTTGAGGCCTCGAAAACGAACGGCTCATCGAGGGGTTCGTCCATGTGCGTATACACACGTTCGGTTGTTGGCAGGATGAAATAGTGTCGGGACATGATGACTCCTATGGTGTGTGTATACACACCTATCCAAGGTTGATGGGGTAATTAGACAGAATTTATTGGGCTTGTCTAATTAGGTGGGCGCTCGAAACCCGCATGGATACTGGGCTAGCGGGGTGATGTTAAGGTTTACCCTTGTCGAATTATCCAAGTCGGAAAAAGGGGGTCAGGAATTTTAGGGGGCTTCATGATGTGTGGCGCTTGGCGCTTCATGCACGAACAAACACACGCATCGTCATGTGCATCCTAAATACTTGGATAATTGGATAATTGTCTAATTGCAGATGTAACCCCTTGATTTTAAAGAGAAACCTAATTATCCAAGGGCAAAAGCCCCTTGGATAATTGGATAGTCAGATGTGTGTATACACACATTAGGCAGTGATAGCGGCTTGCTTGGCTTTGGCATCGGCAGAATACGCCTCAGCATCGGCAACCATGTCAGTGGCGACTGCCTTGAGTTCCATCAATTTGGCCAGTGTCGCACCTGCCTTGAGTGCGCCAGTCTTTTTATCGGTAACCATACCGCCAGTCTTGGACAGCTTGGCCTTCATGATACGTGCCTCGAATTGGTCAGGCAGTGACTCGAAAGCCGCACGATTGGAGATAACCATTGGCTCACCGAGTTGTGCGGCAAAGTATTCGCCAACTGGACGATAGTTGCATGAAGGCCATGCGGCTTGCTTGGCCAGAGCTTGGACACCACCATTGGCGATGCCATTACGTGCGGCTACACCAAGTTTGCCCTTGGCATTGGCGAGCGCCATTTTGGTGTAAGGGCTTGAGTCTTGCACGACAGACAGCTGTCGCTCAGTCTTGGTTTTGCCAGTTACGTTGATGATTGCGGGAGTGTAAGTTGCGAGTTCCATGATATTTCCTTGTGTTGAATGATTGAACGGTGACAATGCACCACATAGCCCACTGGTGCCAATGAGCTATAGGTTGAATTGGTTTTGCGACTTGCTGTTCTTGGTGTCGCCCGAGACCTCACCGGCCCTTGTTCATAGGTGACCGTTACCTGCGACCGTGATTCAACGGTGCGTCTGACTCTAGGGTTCTTGCCTAGTCCGTCCCGCAGATGCTCAGATACTCGGTTTTGTGGGTGGCCTAATGATTCGATCACGGGTTGTCTCTCGACAAAGCGTTCGCCCTGTGTGTTGCCCGCCAATGGACAGCGCACACTCAAGCGTTATCGGGTTAATTCGCCCCTTACCACAAACCCACCGAAGTGAGATGCGATTGCGTGCCCTCGACTATTCACACGCACCTATTCACGCCACTGAATAGGGATTCCAATACGAATTTTTAAAGACCGGATTCCATCAAAAGCCCCTTACCATGTGACCGCATCAACCCTGAGGTATCCGCACGCACCTGTCCCTAAGTCCAGCCGCTAGTCGATAAAGAACAATCTCACACGGAGCGAACGGTGCGATCACCGCTCAATGTAGGCAACCTTGATAACTCAGAGTCCCTACACAATAGGCAACCTTGATAACCGACCACCCCCCACAGGCCCCCCAACGGGCCACCCCGCCCCCCGACTGCTTACGACGCGCTCAATCATCATGAGCAAAAAATCAAGACGTGTGTATACACACCTGTTGCGTAAAAACCACAAAAAATACGAAAAAACCCGGTAGAATGTGTGTATACACACCTTTTAAGGACCAAAAATGAAGCGCTGGAACCTGTTTTTGCCCCCCGAACTCATCGAAAAATACAAGCAAATGGCCACCAAAAAGGGCGTTTCGTCGGCAGAAATGGCCCGAATTGCCATGGAAAAGTACGCTCAGGCCGTGGAAAAAGCTAAAGCGCGAGGTGACGAGACGCAAAAACAGGCTGCGGAGACTGCAAATGCTGGCTGATGACACCCCAATGGACGATACGCCTCTGGAGTACAAGCCAAAAAACACCTCATTCCCGCAGATAAGCGAGGAGATGGTAGCCTCGGTAGCTTTGGGGCTGGAAGATGAGCTGATCGTGGCCAGTCGGCACGGTCTGTCGGTCGAGCAGTACCAAGAGTTGGCCGCGCAGCCGTGGTTTCAGCTCCAAATTCAGGTAAAACGGTCCGAGTACGAGAAAAATGGCGTCACGTTCAAGGCCAAGGCTGCATGGATGGCCGGGGAGTTGCTCGATCAGGTGTACGTCACTGCGGCGTCCCAAGATGCCAGCTTGAACCAGAAGCACGAAGTCCTCAAGACGCTCATCAAGGCCGCAGGTCTGGAGCCCAAGGAGGAAAAAGTCAAGGACACTGGGCCGGGATTCAGTATCAGCATCGACTTGGGAGGTGGCCAGTCCATATCCCTGAGCAACCAGCAGACCCTCACGCCGGTTACACTGGACGCAGAGGTCAAGGAGATTAAGTGAGCAGCACATACAAACCGACAGAGACCCAGCGGAACTTCATGCTGGATGAATCCTATGTTCGGGTGCTGGCTGGGCCCGTCGGTGGCGGTAAGTCCGTTACTTGCGTACATGAGCTGGTGCGTCTGGCCTGTGGCCAAGCGCCGAACGCCAAGGGTGTGCGCAGAACTCGGGCGATCATCGTGCGTAACACCGCCGACCAGCTGGCGCTGACGACACGTAAGACGGTGTTCGACTGGCTGCCGCCCGGTGAGGCTGGTATCTGGAAAGCCGTGGAGAAGACGTTTATCCTGATGGCCAAACTGCCAGATGGGACACAGGTTGAGTCGGAATGGATTTTTATCCCGTTGGATACGCCGGACGACGTGCGTAAGGCGCTGTCACTGGAGACCACGTTCCTGTGGGGCAACGAGAGTCGAGAACTCAACAGCGAAGTTGTGGACGGCCTGCTGTCACGTCTGAACCGATATCCGTCAGCCAAGGACGGGGGGCCCACCCGGTCGTGTGCGCTGTTCGACACCAACATGCCAGACGAGGACACGTGGTGGCACGACAAGATGGAGAACCCGCCGAGCAACTGGGCCATACATAAGCAGCCTGCGGCGATCCTCAAGCCAGAGGTGTACCTTGAGCGGTTCGGCGAAGAGCCTGAAGAGGTGCTGCTGGACAAGGACGATAACGAGTGGGCGGTCAACCCCGAGTGCGACAACTACAACCACCTGCCCAAGCAGTACTACCCCAACATCATCCCGGGTAAGACTGAGGACTGGCTGCGGGTGTACCTGCGCTCGGAGTATGGGCGCAGCCTGTCCGGCACCCCGGTGTACGAGAAGACGTTCACGCATGAATTCCACGTATCCAAGGACAAGATCAAGGCTATACGCAGCGAAGAGTACCCGGTCATCATCGGTCTGGACTTCGGGCGCACTCCGGCAGCCGTGTTCAAGCAGCGCGACCCACGCGGGCGCGTAGTGACTCTGGCCGAGCTGACGTCGGAGAACATGGGCATCGAGACGTTCCTGCGGACGAAGCTGAATCCGTTCATTGCGAACAACATGCAGGGGTGCTCGTTCCTCGTAGCTCCTGACCCGGCTGGGTACGCCAAGCAGCAGCAAGGCGAGATGTCGTTGGTGGATATCGTCAAGCAGGCTGGGTTCAAATGTCAGCGACCACCAACAAACGACCCGGAAAAGAGGATTCAGGCAGTTGAGCGCTTGCTTGTACAACAGTTGGAAGGTAAGGCGATGTACCTTATCGACCCGGGGTGTACCCAGCTCATCAAGGGTTTCCGGTACGGTTACCGGTACAAAATCAAAAAGTCCGGGGAGATGGAAGACAAGCCGGATAAGAACGCGTTCTCCCACGTCCACGACGCCAACCAGTATGCCGATGCCATCATTGATATGAACGTCCGTGGGGCTACGGTTAACAACGCCCGACGCGAAATCAAGAAGTCCGGTTATTCGTACTCTTGACCGCTCACCCGCTGGGGGTACAATCCCGGTAACTGTAAGGGGACTGTATGAGCCAGATGACGACGAATTACTTGAACGCGGAAAGAGACTCGTTCGAGCAGGTTCATGGTTTGAATGGGCGTATGTTCGTTGACTGTGGTGGTTTGAGTCCGACCAGCAATAGCCAGTATTTCATGTTCCACGAGTTTTCTTTGGCTGCAGCCGCTGTAGAAATAATCAAAGTTGCCGTCGTCGGTGACACCATCCTGAACGCCTTTTCTGTAAAGATCATGTCTGGAACAGCGCGAATTGAAATCGTCTCTGGCGGTACTGAAGGCGGCACTTATAACCAGAGTATCCCTAAGATGCCTGTGAACGGCATGTCTACAGCAGTACCTCGTGCGTCGACCAGTACATTTACGTCTGGTGGAACACTTACTGGTGGGACTACCAATGACCTGTTTCTAGTGAACACCGGGGATAACGCGAACCAGTCCTCTGGCATCGTAAGCGGCGAAGACTTTGCCATCGGCTACCCAGCGGGTACATACTACATACGAATCACAAACACCGATAACTCTACGACTGCTGGCTTGGTCAAAGCTCTGTGGACTGAGTTGTGATCTAAAGGTACAAACATGGCAACAGGCATCGCACTCATCCCGGTAGCTCGCAGTTCAGACCTTGAGCGCGAGTCTCAGAAACGCAACTCGGACATGCAGGCTCAGCCTGTGATCCAAGGGCTGGCCGCTCATGCACGCAAGCGCTGGGAGTCTTCACGCGAAGCCAAACGTACCATCGAAGAGCGCATGCTGCAGTGTCTGCGCCAACGCAACGGCGAGTACGACCCTGACAAATTGGCCGACATCAAACGCCAAGGCGGCTCGGAAATTTACATCCAGCTGTCCTCAGTGAAGTGCCGCGCCGCGACAAGCTGGTTGCGGGATACCTTGCTGGGTACTGGCACTGACAAGCCGTGGAGCCTCGAAGCGACACCTGAGCCCACACTGCCCCCTGAGCTGATCCAAGAGCTGATGGCCAGCATGCAGCAGCAGTTGCAGGCCATGATGGAGCAGGGCATGCCCATGCCAGACCCCACACAGTTGCGCGAGACCGCAGCCCAGATGAAAGACGCAGCGATGCGCCGTCTGCGCGAGGAAGCCAACGAGCGTGTCGACCGCATGGAACTCAAGATGGAGGACCAGCTCATTGAGGGTAACTGGACCGACGCGCTGAACGCGTTCTTGGACGACATCGTGACATTCCCCTTCGCTGTGCTAAAAGGCCCGGTGAAGCGCAAGCGCAAGACCATGGCTTGGCAGAACGGCCAGCTGGTGCCGTCTGAAGAGATTCGCAACGAGTGGGAGCGTGTTGATCCGTTCATGCTCTACTGGGCACCGTGGGCCTCTGACATTCAGGACGGCTTCATCGTTGAGCGCCACCGCATGACCCGCGAAGACCTGCAAGCTCTGATGGGCGTGCCCGGGTACAACGACGACGCGATCCGCTCAGTGCTCAACAGCTTCGACATGGGTAACCTGAACGAGTGGCTGTGGACTGACAGCGCCCAAGCTACGGCTGAAGGCAAGGACACCACGCAGACCATCTTCACAACAGACCTGATCGACGCCCTGCAGATGTGGGACAGCGTCAAGGGCAGCGACCTGCTGACTTGGGGCCTGTCGAAGAAAGAGATTCCTGACCCAGACCTAAACTACCCCTGCGAGGTGTGGCTGGTCGGCTCCACGGTGATCCGCGCTGTGCTGAACTACGACCCGCTGGGCCGCAAGCCGTACTACGTGACGTCGTACGAGAAAGTCCCCGGTGCTGTTGCTGGTAAGGGCGTGACTGACCTGTGCCGTGATTCTCAGAACATGGTGAACGCCGCTGCTCGCAGCTTGGCCAACAACATGGGCATCAGCTCTGGCCCGCAGGTGGGTGTGAACGTGTCGCGCCTGCCCCCGGGCGAGGACATCACAGAAATGTACCCTTGGAAAATCTGGCAGTTCCAGAGCTCTGAGTTCAACGACGGCTCGCAGCCGCTCCAGTTCTTCCAGCCTAACAGCAACGCTCAGGAACTCATGGCCGTGTTCGAGAAGTTCTCTGCCCGCGCTGATGAGGACACCATGATCCCGCGCTACATGACTGGCGACCCCTCGGGTGGCGCTGGCCGTACGTCGTCTGGCCTGTCGATGCTGATCTCCAACGCTGGCAAGGGCATCAAGCAGGTTATCAGCAACATCGACCGCAACGTGATCGTGCCGTCTATCGAGCGTTTGTACCAAGACAACCTGCGCTACAGCAAAGACCCAGACCTGATCGGTGACGTCAAGGCTGTGGCCAAGGGCGCTACCAGCTTGGTGGTCAAGGAAGCCGAGGCAGTGCGCCGCAACGAGTTCTTGCAGATCGTGCTCAACAGTCCAGTGGCCCAGCAGATCGTGGGTATGGACGGTGCAGCGGAGCTCCTGCGCGAGCAGGCCCGCAACCTAAGCGGCAACGTGAATCGCATCGTGCCAGACCGCCCAACGCTCACAGCTATGCAGACTCTGCAGCAGCAAAACGCTCAGCTCCAAGAGCAGCTAGCCATGATCGCTGGCGAGCTCCAAGGTGGCGCACCGGGTGCTCCGGGCATGACGCAAGGCCCAGCTCCAAAGAATATGCTGCCTGACGGTAGCCAAGTTGGGGGTCGTGAGGGAAATATGATTTCTCCGCGCCCTAACGGCGTTTGACTTTTTTTGAATTTGTTGTATAGAATCCACACATGAAGATTTTTGTAGGCCAAAAGCCTGATCGGCAGCACATGCAAGCGTTGATTCGCTGCAAGCTGCAAGAAAACGAAGCGCTACTGGCGCTGTTCCGAACCAAGCTGGAGGAGACCAAAGTCTCCTTGATGCAGGCAGAAGAACCGCACCGCTTGTACCGCCTTCAAGGTCAGGCTCAGGTCTTATCAGATTTCCTCGAAGCGGTTGAAAAATCGTCAGAGGTTTTCGACCGGATCAAATGATCCGTTTTTTGTAAATCCGAGCAAACCATTATGTGAACGGCAGACCGCAGTAGGAGCCTGAAGCAGAGTTGGAGCCCAAGGAGAATTGAATGGCATTGCCAAGACAAGTAGAAGCTCAGTTACGTGAACTGGAAGCACTGGAAAAGCAGCTGACCGACGCGCAGAACCCTGCCCCCGCAGACCCTGCGCCAACCCCAGCAGAGCCTCCCCAAGACCCACAGCCCGCGCCTGCAGAGTCAAAGCCTGTCGAGCCAACGCCGACACCGACTGAACCAGTCGTAGCGGAAGAGAAATGGGAGCAGAAGTACAAGACCCTCAAAGGTATGTACGACGCCGAAGTTCCTCGCTTGCATGCAGACTTGCGTGACCTCAAGGCCCAAGTGGATAACCTCCGCAAAGCCAGCGAGACCAAACCGGTTGAGCCTGTGAAGCCCGCAGTCGCTGAGAAGTTGGTGACTGATGCTGATGTTGAAGCATTTGGTTCGGACCTCATTGAAGTCCAGCGCAAAGTTGCCCGCGAAGTGGCAGCAGAGTTTCGTGGCGAACTAGACGCCATGCGTGCCGAGAATGAGAAACTGCGCGAGCAGTTGACCAACACTGGCACCCAAGTGTCTGAAGCCAGTTTTGAGCAGCGCCTGTACCGTATGGTGCCGGACTTTGAAGCAGTCAATGCTGATCCCAAGTGGATTGCTTGGCTGAACGAAGTGGACCCGCTGCTCCGAGCTCCACGATCTTCTGTTGCACAACAAGCGTTTAACCGAGGCGACGCTGAAGGAGTAGCACACTACGTGGCGATGTTCAAAAAGAGCGTTGCGCCAGTAGAGCCCACTGCCGACAAAACCGAAGAGCTTGAGCGTCAAATTCAGCCGAATCGTAGTGCCACAAGCACACCCCCTACCTCTCAAAAAGGTAAGGTCTACACCAACGCAGACATCGAAAAAATGTTCCGCAAGGCGACTGATCTGGGTGTCAAAGGGCGCGTCGACGAGGCAAAGAAACTTGAAGCTGAAATTGATGCTGCGTTCATGGAAGGTCGCGTAACTGCGTGACCAGTGACACAGCGTTGAAACCCAACCTGTTTTATTTTTAGGAGGCCAACATGGCTGCAGTTTATCCCGTCCAATCGCCGTTCAATACGAACCCTTCGTACTCCGGCGCTTTCATCCCCACCCTGTGGTCCGGCAAATTGCTGGCCAAGTTCTACCAGAACACCATGCTGTCGGAAATCGCTAACACCGATTACGAAGGCGAGTTGAAGAACCAAGGCGATACCATCCGTATCCGCTTGGCCCCTTCGATCAGCATCTCCGACTACACCGTTGGCCAGAACCTGTCGTACGAAGTCCCCACTCCTATCTTCCAAGATATGCAAGTGAACAAGGGCAAGTACTTCGGCGTGCAAGTCAACGACGTGCTGGCCTATCAGTCCGACATGAACTTGATGAACATGTTCACTGAAGACGCCGCCAAGCAGTTGAAGATCGCCATCGAAAACGAAGTGTTCTTCAACAACATGGTCACTGAAGGCCCTGCCGCTGCCAACGAAGGCGCTACCGCTGGTGCTATCTCTGCTGCCTACAACTTGGGCACAGACGTTACCCCCATCGACCAAGCCACTCCTGAGAACGTCTTGAAGGCTATCCTGCGTATGTCTACAGTGTTGGACGAGCAGAACGTGCCTGAAGATGGTCGCTGGCTGGTTATCAGCCCCTTCGACCGTCATCTGCTGATGCAATCCAACATCGCTCAAGCCTACTTCACTGGCGACGCTCAGTCGACCATCCGTAGCGGCAAGATCGGTATGCTGGACCGCTTCACTGTGTACGTGTCCAACTTGCTGCCACGCGGCGCTGCTGGCAAGGCATTGGTTGCTGGTTTGACCGACCCCGCCACTGGCGGTGCTGTGTCTAGCGCTAAGGCTCGTCGTTTGATGGTTGCTGGTACAAAGGCTGCAATGTCTTTCGCCATGACCGTGAACAAGACTGAGCCTCTGCGTAACCAGACTGACTTCGGCGACATCGTCCGTGGTTTGGCTGTGTACGGTCGCAAGACTGTCAAGCCAGAAGCTCTGGTCGTTGCCCAAGTCGGCACAGCCTGATGAACTGGGCCCCTCCGGGGGCCCTTTCTTTTTTACCCTTTTGGAGATTCTCATGCCTAATACCACTTCCTTTCCCCGCAGCATTGGTGGCTACGAAGCCGTCACAGCTGGTACAACTCAAACTCAAGCCGGTGCTACCCAGCTCGCAGGCGCTATCAGCTTCGTCACAACTGGCAATGCCAGCGATGGCGTGCGTCTGCCTGCTGACTTGGCTCTCGGCGACGTTATCTACGTCGTGAACAGCTCTGGTGTGGCTTTGAACGTGTACCCAAACACTGGTGGCAAGATCAACAACGGCTCTGCCAACGCTGCTAAAGCCTTGGCCGCTAACATGTCTGGTGCTTACATCAGCTTGGGCGGTGCTGACTGGGCCGCTGTTCTCAGCGCCTAATCGGTGGCACAATAAAGGGGCTCTTCGGAGCCCCTTTTTACATTTTGGAGCACACTATGAACGTGATTGACCTGCTGGTTCGCCTCAACGGCGAAGTCTTGTCCAACAAAGCCCGAGCAGTAGTTGACGGCAAGATTGTCATCTTGGCCCGCATGAATGGCACTGAGTGGGAATACACACCGGAAGGCCAAGAGCTGGCCAACGCGCATTCCAACCAAGCTGTCGCCGAAGCCGAGGCAGAAGTAAAAACTACCCGCACACGCAAGCCAAAAGATGTACCAGCTGAGCCCGTTGCGGTAGAATCGGCTGATGTAGAGCCTGAACTGTGAGGTAGACCATGGCCACCGCAAAAGTTGTAGACCTTATCTCTCGGGCGCAAACTCTGCTCCAAGATACCACATCTGTCCGGTGGCCTGTTTTGGAGCTGCAAAGCTGGCTCAACGACAGCTACCGTGAAGCCGTTAACATCCGACCTGACGCCAACACTGCGACTGGCGAATTTACCTGTGTAGCAGGAGCACGACAAGTTGTAACCACGACGTTTGCTTCAGCACTTCGCGTGGTTGAAGTTGTGCGCAACACGGCTGCATCCTCTGCAAGAGGCGCAGTTCGTTTGGTTAACCGCCGCATGCTCGACGACCAGCGCCGCAACTGGTACGCAGAGACTCAGACTGTGGACATTCAGCACTACATGTTTGACCCACGTCTGCCCAAAGAATTTCTGGTGTACCCGCCAGCTACGACTGCGGCTCGCCTTGAGGTGATTTACTCATCGGTGCCACTGGCGCACACGCTAACCGAAGCTCAGTTGCTTAACACTGCCACAGCCGAAGTCATCCGCATTGACGACAGCTACTTCAACGCCCTGCTGGATTATGTGCTCTACCGCGCATACAGTAAGGACGCAGAATATGCAGCCAACGCGCAGCGTGCTGTGGCGCACTACCAAGCCTTCCAGACCGCTTTGGGCGCATCCGCTCAGGCTAACGCTGCATCGCAGCCGGGAGTTGCGTAATGGCAAAATTGTGGGCCGACTTTCTACCACTGCTGGCCCCGCATTTGCCCGGGTGCCCAGACCCCAGCTTGAAGTTGTATCTGGCCTCTACAGCTTCTGATTTCTTCGCCCGCACGTACCTGTGGCGCGAGCAGATTAGCGGTATCACCGTTGTAGCTGGCACGGTCGACTACGACCTCGACCCGGATACAGGCCTTGTGGAGAACGTCATCTCTGTGGTGTATGGAGAAGCGACTCTCACACGCACTGACCTGCGCTTGATTGGCGCTGAGAAACTGTCCGAGGTTGGCGAGCCACGTGAGTTCTGGGTTCAGGCCGACAACAGCATCCGCATCTTCCCAATACCGGAGGAGCGCACCACGCTCAAGGTCTATGCTGTGCTCAAACCTAACCGCAACGGAACAGGTGTCGAGGACTGGATTTATGAGACATTCGCTGACACGATCGTGAGCGGAGCCATTGCGCAACTCGCCATGATCCCCGGCAAAGAATGGTCTGATGTGGCTCTGGCTGGTATGCACAAGGGCTTGTATGAGCGGGCCATTACCAACGCCCGCATTCGTGATTTTCGTGGCGTCCACATGATGGTGCGTCAACGCCCAGCGGCATAAGGAGCTCACATGGCCGAAAAAATTCGACTGGTTCAGGGCGACACCGCCCCAGCGCTCACGGTGACACTGACAGATACCATAACTAACACCGCTATCAACATCACTGGTGCTACTGTGCGCTTGAAGTTTAGGGCTGTGGGCGCTGAAACGCTGCGCGGTACTTTGACTGGTACTGTGACCAACGGCGCAGGCGGTGTGGTGGTGTTTTTCTGGTCTAACGAGCCGACGATTCTCGACGGCGACCCCGGGGACTATGAGGGCGAGATTGAGATCACGTTCGCAGACACTACGATCCAGACTGTTTACGACTTGCTGAAGTTCAAGCTCCGTCAGGACTTCTGATGACCAAGGCTACCGTCAGCACTGTCCAACTGGGTGCTGACCTCGGCGTTGTTACGCCTGTAGCTGAGGCTAGTGCGGTAAAGATAGGGGCGGAAGTAGCCGCAGTGTCTCCACTTGCGACGGCAAGTTATGTAGCCGCTGCTGCCACACCAAGTTTTGTAAACGCTGGGTTTACCGTTACGTACGTGGCAGCAGCCGCAATAGCTGTGCTTGATGAGCGCGGGCTAAACAAACGGTTTAGGGACACTACAACTGCTGTTGACGCAGCTGTATGGGTTTTTGGCAAATCTGTGGTTGACTCCATAGCCGCTTCTGACGCAGTGCGGAGAGTGATAACAAAACGTCTGGCTGACACGATCTCTGTCCCAGACGTCATCAACATCGTCAAAATTGCCATACGCACGTTTACTGAGACTGTGACCATATCAGAAGCTGTGGCACTGACGCCGGAAAAGCTGCTTCAAGAGACCGTAGCCACAAGTGACACTGTAGGCAGGACGGTGGCCAAACTTCTAGCCGATGCGTTTGCTCTGAACGACGGCACGAGTGTAGGCGACGGCAGCACTTACACGTTTGACAAGTACATCAACAACATCGCCTCAATCGCCGACGCTCAGTTCTTCGATGTGGCCACGGTTCTTGTGGACTCACTGGGTGTCCCGGACGATCAGGCGATTGAAGTAGCCAAGGCGCTAGCTGACGCGTTTAGTATGTCTTCGGCAACTAGGGCTAGCTTTAGCAAGGCACTTGCGGATACACTAACGGCTGCGGATGTTACGGCTGTAGCGTTCACAAAAATTCTGTCTGACACGGCGGGTACAGCGGATTCAGCGGTACGGTCTACCACCAAAGCAGTCGCAGATTCGTTTGGTTTTACGGAGTCTGGTTCAGTTATCTCCCAAGGGTACTGTGACTTGACATATTTTGAAGCAGACTACGTCGGTGAGTACCGCACGTTCGCATAGGAGAATGAGATGATTCAAGAAACAGTCAAAGCCACAGGTAAGCTAAACATCAAGTTGTTTGGTCCTGATGGCCAACTCAAGAGCGAAAAGACTGTCCCTAACTTAGTTGTTACGGCGGGAAAGGGTTACATCGCTGCACGCATGGTTGGCACCCCCACAGCTATGAGTCACATGGCCATCGGCTCCGGCACAAATGACCCTGCTCCCGGCGACAATGTACTGGGCACCGAACTTGGACGACAAGGTCTTACTTCCAGCGGCGTTTCCGGTGCTGTGGTGACTTACGTAGCTTCTTTTGGGCAAGGTGTCGGCACTGGCGCTGTGACTGAGGCTGGCATTTTTAACGCATCTTCAGGAGGAACATTGTTGTGCCGTACTGAGTTTGCCGTGGTCAACAAAGGTGCAGATGACTCTTTGAGCATTACTTGGACAATCACAGTAAGCTAATTTGTTCCCGCCGTTAGTAGAACAGGAAGGTAGATCATGAGCACCATCGTATTGCGCAGTGTCAAGGGCTCACCCTTGACCAACACCGAGGTCGACACAAACTTTAGCAATCTGAATACGGATAAAGTTGAGAAGACCGCAGCTGCTATTACCGGTGGAACGATCAACGGCACTTCTGTTGGTGCAACCACTGCAAGCACAGGTGCGTTTACATCGTTGACAGCAACCAGTGGCGTTGTCTCTGCAAACTCATCTACTGACGCTCTGCGGATCACGCAAATAGGTGCAGGCAATGCGCTGGTGGTGGAGGACTCTACCAATCCCGATTCAACACCGTTTTTGGTGGACACAAACGGGCGTGTAGTTTTTGGAAACACAGTTTCAATTAACTTCCCCGACACTCAAGGCACACAGCGAACAATTGCAACAGAGGTATTGGGAAATACTTACGCAAACTCTTCCTCGGGAATTGCTTCTTTTATAAATTCCTCAAACAGCGGTGCAGCTTTGACGCTGGCCCAATCGCGTAATACAACTGTTGGAAGCCACACTATTGTCAATTCAAACGATGCGGTTGGAGCAATACAGTTTGCGGGTTCGGACGGAACGGCGTTTATTCGTGCTGCAAGGATTGAGGCAGAAGTAGACGGCACACCCGGCACAAATGATATGCCCGGTCGCTTGTTGTTCAGCACGACCGCTGATGGGGCTAGTACGCCTACTGAGCGTGTACGCATCACCAGTGCAGGCAAGACAGGCTTTGCTACATCGGCCCCAGCAGCAACAGTCCATGTAGCTGGTGACACCATTCTGAGCAACGTCAACGTGATTGGTGCAAGTTACGACAGCGTGTTTTTCTCTGTTGCGGGGGAGGAGCTTACCGCTCACTCTATATTTTTTAGCCCTGACGGGTTAAAGATGTATGTGTCTGGTACGACAGGGGACGATGTCAACGAATACAACTTGTCAACGGCTTGGGTGGTTTCTTCTGCGGTGTATTCCACTACGTTTTCTGTTTCTCAAGACGGAACTCCACAAGGTTTGTATTTCCGTGCTGACGGATTAAAAATGTACGTTGTTGGCGCAACAAACGACAGCGTTTTTCAATACACACTGAGCACTCCTTGGTCTGTTGCAACAGCGTCCTACGACAGCATTTCTTTTTCCGTTGCAGGACAAGAAACAACTCCCACTGGAATTTTCTTTAAGCCTAACGGCCTGTCTATGTATGTGACTGGTTCAACTGGCGACTCTGTTTACCAATACACACTGTCAACCGCTTGGAACGTATCAACCGCAACATTCTTACAATCTTTTTCAGTGTCGGGCCAAGAACTTACATCCGCTGACCTATCGTTTACTGGTGACGGTTCTCGGATGTTTGTTTTGGGTACAACAGGTGATGACGTTAACGTCTACAACCTGACAACACCTTGGGACGTCAGCACCGCAGCTTTTGTCAACTCTTTCAGTGTTTCTGGTCAAGACACAAGCCCTGTTGGTATTTACATCAAGCCTGACGGCACAAAGATGTACATGGTTGGCTCAACCAACGATGCCGTCTACCAGTACACAGTACCAAGCATTGACATCCAACTGACAGGCCCAACCTCTGTTGCGGCTTTAGACGTACAGCAAGACCTGAATGTCTACGGCAGCACCACAGGCTTTTTCCGAAATAATGGTTTTAGAGAAAACATTGGCGGGCAATATTTCAACTTGGTTAGCCAGGCAGACATTGGTACAGCACCTAATGAGGTTCCACTAAACCAGTATTTGGGTGATATGGCCTACATGAACTCCGAGTCGGTGGTCATTCAGCCACAAGCATCGGTCACTCCTAACGGCATTGGTGACATGGTGTTTGAATTAACATCCAATACATCATTGCTTATTAAAGTCAAAGGCTCTGACGGCACTGTACGCTCTGTAACACTGACACTCGCATAAGGACACAACATGAGCATCCAATCCAATTTCCCCGCGATTTCTCCATCACTGCTGCTTGATTTTGCAAACGTCCAGCAACTCGATCCCCGCATCACATTTACCAGAGCCAGCACAGCCACCTATTACGGTACGCAAACTGCCAAGGCCGAGGAAAATTTGCTGTTGCAGAGCCAAGACATCACTACGAGTTGGTCAACAGAAGGTGTTACCAGAACAGCAGACACAAACACAGCGCCAGATGGAACTGCAACTGCTGACACACTTACTGAGACTACAACAACTTCAGCACACCGAATTGACCAAGCCGTATCAACGTCTGGAACTTTGACATTAAGCGTATTTGCAAAACTTGGTTCTGGAACTCGATTTCTAACGATAGGAGTTAGTCGGGACTTAACACACAACAGTTCAGCAACTTTTGATTTGTCTCTTGGTACAAATACACAAACGCAAGTCAACGGCGGCATTTACTCATCATTGTCTGCAACCATTACAGCAGTCGCGCAAGGGTTTTATCGTTGCACACTTACAGTTACAACAGATACAGCAACTTTAGTCAGGGTTGGTCTAAACAACACAGGAACTCCGACTACAGGAAACCGTGGTTTTGGCGTAAGTTACGCTGGTGATAACACATCAAGCCTCATCCTCTGGGGCGCACAGCTTGAACTCCGCTCCACCGTCACCGCCTACACCCCCACAACTACACAGATCATCACCAACTACATCCCTCAGATGCTTACAGCCGCATCAGGCGTGGCACGGTTCGACCATAACCCCACCACGTTTGAGAGCTTGGGGCTGGAGATTGAGGAGAGTCGGACGAATCTGATAATTTACTCTGAGCAGTTCCAGACCAATTGGACAAACGAACGCTCATCGGAGCAGGTCGATGTAATTGTTTCACCTGCTGGCACATTAACTGGCGACAAACTTGTTGAAGACACAACCGCTACCAACTCGCACCTAATATTTCAAGGTTTATCTGGTTTGGTATCTGGGTCAACGCTTACATTTAGTGTGTATATAAAAGCAGCCGAGCGAACTTCGGTGCGGCTTCAGATCAATGATGGGGGTTCTACAGCAAACGCTGTATTGGCAAACTTTGATGCTTCTACTGGAGTTGCTTCGGCCACCCAAAGTACTGGAACATTTACGGGCGCAAGTTCAACAATCACCCCCGTTGGGAACGGATGGTATAGGTGCTCTATCAGTGGTGTTGCTACGGGAGTCACAGCGGTGCAGTGCCGTATTTTCCTGCTTAGTGGTGGCAGCAGCTCCTACACAGGCGATGGCTACTCCGGCCTTTACATCTGGGGCGCTCAACTGGAAGTCGGAGCCTTTGCCACCAGCTACATCCCTACAGTAGCAAGCCAAGTCACTCGTGCGGCTGATGCTGCAAGCATGACAGGGACGAACTTCAGCAGTTGGTATAACCAAACGCAGGGTACGTTTTACGCTCAATTCAGGCCACTGGCTGCAGATTTTGGCGGCAACAGAAATATGTTTTTGGCAACTGATGGAACCGCAAACAATTTTGTTGGTTTGCGTTACGCTTCAACTGGAACACAAGCAGCACTAGCCGCCACCACACTTGGCGTGTCTCAGGCCAACATAGCAACAGGAACAATGATTGCTGGAACCAGTTACAAAATTGCTGGCGCTTACAGATTCAATGATTTTGCAGCAAGTAGGGATTTAGGCGTAGTTGGAACAGACGCCAGCGGGACTTTACCTGCTGTCACGCAAGCGGAAATTGGTATTTTGGGAGGCGTTTCTATTGGCTCTCAACATATTGCAAAACTAGCCTACTACCCACTGCGAGTAACCAACGCTCAACTGCAAGCATTGACAAGCTAAGGAACAAACATGGACTTGTATCTCAAATTCACAGACGAAGCAGCAGCCACTGCTGTCCTCTACACCCAAGAGCCAACAGCATGGGACGAGGAAGGCAACGTCACTGCCAGTGAGCCAAGACAGGCTTACGCCAACATAAGCACCATTGGCATCATCTACAAGCCCACAGGCGAGACAGATGCTGAAGGCAATCCTGTAATGGCCGCATTAGATGGTTGGCACGTTAACGTCCGTGTGGTTGATGAAGACCCGACACCCCTTGAGCAATACGCTGTGACACCCGCTGTGCCTGTGCGCGTGTGGGGTTAACTTTGGAGCAGTAGATGAGCGAACAAATCGACGCAACGGAGGCCAGATTGACTACCCACGAACAGGTGTGTGCCCACCGTTACGAAGGCATCCAGAAAAGTTTTGAGTCAGGCTCCAAACGTATGGCTAAGATTGAATATCTGCTGTACGCCGTAATTGCTGCTGTTTTACTTGGCCCCGGTGTTGCAGCCGAGGTGGTCAAGAAAGTCTTTGGACTCTGAGCATGAAAGACTGGGCTGTTAGCTTTATTGCTGCGGTCCTCCTAGTTGGGCTGGTCATTTGGTGCGCCAGAGTTTTCATCGTAGTGCTGTCATGAAGGTTAAAATTGCCATCGGCATAGTTGCTGTGTGGTGGCTCCTACAAGCCGCCTTATTTGTTGTCAGGGGGCTTCAATGATTGATCCGATAAGCGCTATGGCCGCAGTGAGCGCAGCGGTAAACATGATTAAGAAAGCGTCGGCTACGGTCGATGATGTGTCTAGTCTTGGGCCGCTGATCGGCAAGTACTTTGATGCCAAGCACACGGCTACCAAAGCCGCCAGAGAGGCCAAGCAGTCTGGTGGCTCCAACATGGGCAAGGCCATTGAGATTGAGCTGGCTCTGAAAGCTCAGAGGGACTTTGAGGAACAACTCAAGGGCATGTTCTTTTCCACCAACAACATGGACGTTTGGAACTCCATCCAGCAGCGTGTGATGGAGATGAACAAAGAAGATGTGGCCGAGCAAAGGCGCGAAGCTGCGCGTGCGCTCAACGCATCCAAGAGGCGTAAAGAGGTGATCGAATTGACCATTGCCATCACATTGGTTTCGGTCATTGCAATCATCATTTTCTGGGGTGTCCTTGAATTTATCTTCTACTGCTCTGACTACGGATGCGGTTGATGTGGACAAGTGGAAAGAAGTCAAGGACGGTTTTGACAAGTGGCTCAAAATCAACTGCTATCTTGCCTTCGTTTGGGTGGGGTTCAAGGTACTTGTGCTCTTGCCCCCAGACATTGCCGACCGCGTCATTGAAGCACTTTTGGGAAAGCTAGGCATATGAAAGCTGAGATGCACCAAAGACACCTGCAAAACCTGCAAGAGCGTTTTAGGCTGAACCACGAGCAAAACTTGAAACAGTTGCAGTCAGATACGCGGCAAACGAAAGAGCATAACGCCAAGCTAATCGAGGCGGCTAAGCCTCAACAACACATGGTGGATGTACGCGCATGAAATACTTTTTGCTGGCTACTTTAATTTTGCTTGCTGGTTGCGAAGACCGATACCGGTATCCGTGCCAGAATCCTGACAACTTCCACAAGCCTGACTGCCAAAAGCCAAAATGCCTGTTCACGCAGCAGTGCCCTGAGTATTTAGTGGCCCCTATCTTGGAGAAGCAAATTGACCAAACTAGACAACCTACTGACACCAAAGCTGACCGCTGAAGAGCTGGAGGTGCGGGTGTGGGGCTTTGTAGTCGTGATGATTACATTGATCCTTGCTGGCATCGTCTTTGCCTTGCTGTACTCGGTGACCTTTGTGACGCAGCCGATCAAGTCGATGGCCCCCATCGACCAAGCGTACACCAAGATGCTCAACGACATCGTGCTGTTGATAGTAGGTGGCATTGGCGGCATTGTTGGCAAGCGTGCAGTCAGTGGTGTAATTAACAAGCAGCCCCCGCCGACCAACTCAGCTGTGGCTACCAACACAGCAACGCAGACCACCAATGCAGCGCCACAGGCTTACTGCGCCCCATCGACTACGGTATCAATGCCTGACTTCAACTGGATGGGATACAAGAATCCAGAGCTGGACGAAACGTGGACACCCGGCCCACCACCTACAACGCCCCCAGATCATCAAGAGCCTGAAGAAGATCGTGCAGAAATTGCAGCGGCTCGTAGGGAGGGAGCATGAGCCCAATGACCCTGTACCCAACGCTGGCGCTGGTAGCCGCTCTGGCGATGGGAGGGTTTTACAAGTACGGCTACAGTAACGGCTGGGGTGACCGCGACACTGAAATGCAAGTGCAGATTGCGGCCAAGAATGAACACGCACGACAGCTTGAGCAAGAGATGGCTAAGGCTGTATCCGACAAAGACGCTGAACTTCGAAAGGCAAACGATGTTGTCAACAAAAAGCAAACTGACCTTAATCGCCTCATTGCTGCTGGCAGGGTGCGCCTCCCCGCCGCCAGTTGTGTACAAGCCAGCCCAAGTCCCGCCCCTGCCGCTGGAGATAGCAACCAAGCGCGAAGTGAACCTGACAGACCGGCTGACCCAGCTCCTGATGCCGAGCGAGCAACCCTCCAAGCCATCGCAGAAATAGTGGCTCAGGGTGACAAGAACACTGCCCAGCTCAACGCCTGCATCGACGCGTACGACCAAATGAGGAGAATCGTGAATGGTAACCCCTGAGCAACTTAAAAAGCTGCACATTGACCCTGTGTGGACTGACCCACTGAACGCCACGTTTGCACGGTTTAATATCCTGACGCCACGCCAGCAAGCTGCGTTTATCGGTCAGTGTGGCCATGAGAGCGCCAACTTTCGGGTACTGGAAGAAAACCTGAACTACCGTGCTGCCACGCTCCTGAAGCTGTTCCCTCGCACACCCAAGCGTTCATGGGGCTTTACGCCTGAAGAGGCTGCAGCCTACGAGCGCCAGCCCAAGAAGATCGCCAACCGCATCTATGGCAATCGCATGAACAACCGGGATGAGGCTTCTGGCGACGGTTATCGTTTTCGTGGCCGTGGGTGCATCCAACTTACTGGTGCCGCAAATTACCATCATGCTGGCAAAGCCCTTGGTGTGGACTTCATCATGGAGCCTGACTTGGTGGCTACACCGCAGTACGCTGCCTTGACAGCTGGCTGGTTCTGGGACACACAAAAGCTCAACGCCATTGCTGAGACCGGAAATAATCTGGCGCTGACCAAGAAGATCAACGGTGGCACAATCGGCCTAGATGACCGTATCAAGCACACCAACGAGGCTCTGGCCCTACTAAGCGATCCCAACTACAATCTGGCGTAGTGAGGAACATAGCATGGCAGCACTTCAGATCAAATCGTTTGGCGGGATTTCTCCCAAGGTGCCGCCGCGCTACCTTCAGGACGCGCAAGCGCAGACTGCGCTGAACACGGATGTGTTCCAAGGGTCACTCAAGCCCATCGCAGCTCTTGGCTCCACTGTAGCCACACTGACTAAGTCTGGCACCCCGCTGACCATCTACCGCTTTGGGCAAAACGCCATTTCGGACTCAGAGTATTGGTTCCACTGGACCACTGATGTTGACGTGTGTCGCAGCCAGATCGCAGGGGATGTGTCCGAATGGACGTTCTACACAGGCGACGGGGCACCAAAAGCCACGTACAACACCATTGCACTGTCTGGTAGCAACTACCCCACTGTGTCGCGTCCGCTGGGCGTTCCCGCCCCCTCTACAGCGTCTACGGTATCGGTTACAGGTACACCTACAGAAGCAACTGACATCCCAGAGACTAGGGTTTATACCTATACGGTCGTCAACAAAGAGTCCGGGTTTGATTTTGAGTCTGCTCCAGCCCCAGCGTCTGCTGAGGTCAGCGTGCGTATTGGCCAGAGTGTGACTGTTGGTGGATTTGCCTCAATTCCATCTGGGTACACCATCACCCACCGCCGTATTTACCGTGCGACTTCGGGTGTGTTTCTGTTCGTGGCGGAAATACCGGTAGCCAACACCTCATACTCGGACAGCATCGTAGCCGAAGACCTTGGCGAAGAGCTGCCGTCCCTGACATGGCTCCCTCCACCAGACACACTCAAGGGGCTCATCAACCTACCCGGTGGCATCATGGCTGGGTTCACTGGCCGGGACGTGTACTTCTGCGACCCCTATCGCCCTCATGCTTGGCCCGTGCAGTACATGCAATCTCTGGACTTCCCCGTGGTTGGCCTTGGCCGCATGGACACTACGCTGGCTGTGATGACCACAGGAACGCCTTACTTTATCCAAGGCAGCTCTCCCGACTCTATGGTAGTGGTCAAGTCCGATTTGGAACAAGCATGCGCCTCCAAGCGCAGCATCGTGAGTTTCAACGGCGCAGTAATCTACGCCAGTCCTGACGGTCTGGTGTCTTTGTCGCCCAGCGGCTCCAAGATCATCACAGAGAAATACTTTACACGCGCACAGTGGCAAGCGCTGTTTGTGCCCAGTACGATCTACGCGTATCAGCACGACATGAAGTACTTCGGGTTTTACAACAACGGCGTGACATCTGGCGGCTTCATCTATGACGCGGCTACTGGCGAGTTCGTGACCCATGACATTTACGTGGCTGCGGGTTACAACGACTTGCAGGTGGACAAGCTCTTCCTTGCTGGCGCTGACCGGGCGGTGAAGGTGTGGGGCGCTGGTTCTCTGAAAACTGTGACATGGAAGTCCAAGAAATTCACCCTGCCACAAGTCATGAGTTTCTCTTGCGCACAGCTCGAAGCTGAGTCGTATCCGATGACGGCTAAAATCTACGCAGGTGGTACGCTTGTCCACACGCAAACTGTAGCAAGCCGGGACTTTTTCCGCTTGCCAGCGACACCCAGCCGTGACTGGGAGTTCCAGTTTGAGGGCGGCGCTGAGGTGTTCTCGTTCGCAATAGCGCAGTCTGTGCAGGAGTTGGCTAGTGTCTAAAAAGCTCCCATTCGTCAAGTCGGACATCCCCCGCGACCTGCGGATGTTTCTGGATCGCGTGCGTGAGCTCGTATCGGGCTCTGGCGCTGACCGGCTCATCAGTCTTGACGACCTGACTTCTGCAGGGCTTGCTGGCAGTGACTCTTCAGGCTCATTGGTCGCACCAACACAGCCGTTTGTGGCTTCGCCACCGGCACCGACCAACGTCACTGCTACTGCCGCAATTCGCAATATCATCGTAGCTTGGGACGCTCCGGCCTACCCCGGACATGCGTACGCTGAAGTGTGGGGGGCAAGCACGAACTCGTTGGCCGCTGCTGTCTTGCTGGGTATGACCCCCGGAGCCATCTACGTGGATGAGACGGGTCCAAGCACTACACGCTTTTACTGGGCGCGGTTCGTCAACACCAACGACGTCAAAGGTCCGTACAACGCCACCAGTGGCACTTCAGCTACTACAGGCCCAGAGGTTGACTACCTGCTCGATCAGCTCGCAGGTGAGATTACAACGGCGGAGCTCAGTACATCCCTGAACAGCCGTATCAATTTGATTGACGGGCCAGCGACAACGATTGGCACAATCCCCAACCAGCTAGCCTTCTTGCAGGGGCAGGTGGACGCCATCACGTCGTACCCAGACTACGACAACGCAACGACCTATGCAGCGGAGGACATTGTCAAGTACGACGGTGGTCTCTATAAGGCGATCAGTGCCACGACTGGTAACCTGCCAACCAACACCACATACTGGCTCAAGATTGGTGACTACTCGTCGCTGGCTGACGTCGTTGCCGCCCACACAGCAGAGATCGCTACGCTGACAACGGACTTGGGTGGAGAAGTCACAGCTCGGGAAACTCTGGCCACGCAGATGCGTGGGACGTATACGGGTACTGACTTGGCGTCTGTAACGTCTGGCCTGATTTTTTCCGAGCGCACGGCGCGTACTACGGCTGATGAGGGCTTGGCGACTAGCATTTCGACCGTGAGCGCCACCGCTGCTGGCAAGAACCGTATCTTTCGCCAACCTACGACACCGTCATCACCACAGGTCAACGACATCTGGGTAGACACGAAGATCAGCTACGCCGAGACTTACTTTGAGGGTGAATACTCTAAGGTAAAAAACAAACAGTTTCAGTGGGATGGCGCTTCGTGGCTGGACATAACAGACATTGACATCCAAGAAAACTACGCCTTGCTCGTGCTTGAGCAAACAGCCAGAGCCACAGCTGATGATGCTCTTGCCCAAGAAATTGTGACCCTTAACGCAGGTGTCAACGCCAATGATGTAGCCATCCGTGCGGCCTTGCAAGTCGAGACTACTGCCCGAGCTGATGAAGACGAAGCGTTGGCAGGGTTGATTACAACGCTGGACTCACAGGTCAACAACCCCACCACAGGTTTGTCAGCGACGCGGGCTACGCTCGTCAACGATTATTCGACGACAGCTACAGTAGATGGGGCCATCGCGTCTAGCACCACAACGCTCAAGGCCTACACCAACACTACAGCTTCTCGTACGTTTAGGCAGAACGACGCGCCCACTAGGCGCGGCGTAGACGAAGGAACGAACATCCCCTTGCAGACTGGCGATGTGTGGGTGGACATCAATGACCAGAACAAGATTTACCAGTGGGACGGTACTGAGTGGGTGTATTCGCCAGATGGCTCTATTGTTGAGTCGATTACAAACCTCGGCGCTACGCTGACGAACGACTACCTGACACAGACTGACACTGAGAACGCCATCGCCCAGAGCAGCACGTTCTTGCGTGCGTATGCAGACATTCAGTCCAAGGTGTTTCGCACAGCTGACACTCCTACCAAGCGTGGTGTGGACCCAGAAACTTCCGATGATGTGCCATTGGAAGTAGGAGATGTTTGGTACGACACCAACGACGGAAACAAACTGTACTTGTGGTCTGGTGCAGAGTGGTTGTACTCACCCGACGCCGACATTACAAACTCTGTGACGGCAGTAGACGCCCGTGTCACAACGGTTGAGACCACACAAATTGGATACTGCACGATTGGCGGCATTGCATCTGATGATACAAACCGCGCTGACTGCCAAGCCGCAGGTGGTGTGTGGAACGTAGGCATTCCACTGGCTACAGCGGTCAAACAAGTATCAGTTAGTGACGGCGCGGACTCGGCCACGCTGGAGCAGCGCTTTACAGCACAGAAGACTCTGAACGATGGACTCAAAGCTGAGTACACCATCAAGCTCGATGTCAACGGCAACGTGTCTGGGTATGGTATTTACGGCGATGACGGCGGTTCAGAGTTTGTAGCCAACGTCGACCGATTTGCTGTCACAACACCACAGTCTTCCATTCAGCTTCGTGCCGACAGCACAACGTACGGTGTGGGGGCCATCGCTCGTGTTGCGGGTGCGGACGACAGAACACTGGTGTGTAAGGTAGGCGGTTCTACAGGGGCTTCCGCGCCCATCATTGGCGGTATTGGCACCATGGTTACTGACGGCACTTTGGTGTGGCAGGTGGCCAGCCGAGTTCCGTTCGCAGTCCAAGCCGTGCCGACAGAGATCAATGGTCAACCAGTCCCTGCTGGTGTGTATGTCGACGCAGCTTACATCCTAAACGCCACAGTGCAGAACACCCAGATTGCTGACTTGGCTGTGGATGACTCAAAGATTGCAAACTTGACTGTAGACAAACTCATTGCGGGTTCTATTGCTGCGGATCAGTTCATACAAAGCAGCAACTATGTACCGAATGTAAGCGGATTCCGCCTAGATGCGAATGGCAACGCTTACCTGCAGAACGCTGTGGTTCGCGGGACTGTGTACGCTACGGACGGTCAGTTTGTAGGCGAGGTAATAGCTGAAGACTCTGGCGGTAACAAAGCCCGTATGTGGTCTGGCAACTTTGAGGTTTACAAACAAGTTCCGTCTGTCGGACTCGTTCTATATAAAGCGCTGTCTCGTGTCGAGACTGGAGTCGGCACGAATAACGTGTTGGTAAACATACCGGGGTACTTTACAGCGCAACCTCGTGTCATTGTGTCGCCAGCAAATATGACGCTGTACGACAAAAACTTTGCTAACCAAAATCAAGCTATACAGTGTGAAGCCCGTGACCTCGTGGAGACTTCTACTGGATCAATGTCTTGGAGCTTTACTCCGGTGGCGACGCTCAGCCTTGCAGCCAACACGGGCCAGACCGTCGTCAATCAGACCAGCGGCTCACTATCTACCGGCTGGACGAGCTCTCAGTACACTACACCAGCAAATACGATTACCATAACGCCAAACATTACACTCACGTCTTCACGTGGCACTGGTACATCTGGTAACTTTTATCGCCGCACGGTTCGCTGGAGAGTTGAGTATCTTAGCGGCGGCGGTTTCGTGGCTGGTAGTTGGAACACTACAGCGCTAGGCGATGCCGCTCCGGCCACTGTTACTACTAACGGCACTTTCTCGTTTCCAAGCTCTGGCACTTGGGTTTTTCGCATTGTCACCGAAGCGTTTGACTCTGGCGGCACCTTTAACACGGGTACTTCATTTGAGACAGTTGTAGACAGTATTTCTCGCACAAGCGCGGTTACGCAGACTGTGGGTCCATTTGAGAACGCAACAAGAACGCTAGACTACACGCCAAGCTACACGCTTCCATCTGGTTGGACATTTGTCTCTGTTACATACACGTATAACTATAGCTACAACATTGCATATGGTGGCTTTAACCCTCCGACTGCCAGCATAACTGGAAGTGGGTTGTTCTTCACCAGTGGTTCAGGTACATCACTGGTTAGGTCACATACGCGCAGTAGTAACTTGCTATCTTTTTCAGTTACAGCTGGTTTTATACCGGGTTCCGTCGGGACTCCCGGTGCTGGGTCTAGTGCTAGCCTTACACTCAATAGTGTCACAGGTTCAGTCACACGCCAAAGACCGCTTACAAACTCAACAACAGCGGCCAACTCGTTCTCGTTCAACTATTACGACTTCACTTTGACTGCTGCACAAGTGTTGGCGACTGGGTCGCTCAACTGGATTGCCATTGGCGAATGAGCCATAATCCACCCATGCCCCACCTTGTCTACGACCAAAAAGAACGCATCGGCGCATGGGTCGCTGAGCAGGTCAACCAGAACGCTGACTGGGGCAGCTTCTACGCTATTGGCGTTGTGAGA